CCCTCTAGACAATAGCACTAAAATTGCCACAACCGCTTACGCAGACGCAGCTGTCGCTGTCGAAGCCTCAGCACGTGCAACAGCTGTTACCAGCGAAGCCTCCGCTAGAGCAACCGCAGTTACTAACGCAATAACAACTGCAGAATCATTTGCAACTAATGCAGATGCAACAGTGCTTTCAAGCGCAAAGTCTTATGCTGATACAGTTGCTGCAACAGCAACATCTAATGCTGAAAGTTATGCTAACAGTACAGCTTCAACATTAACAAACAAAACAATTTCTGGTTCTGCAAATACATTATCCAATATTCCAAACTCAGCTTTATCTCACAGCTCAATAACTGTTGATGGAAATCAAATAAACCTTGGTGGATCAGTAACAACTTATCAACAACCTACACTTGGCTCAACTCCACTAACTTCAGGTAATACAATAACATCAGTAAGTGGTTTAACTCTTGTAAATCCATCAATGTCAGCAATTATTAATGGTGTTACAAATACACTAACGTTACCGCAGAGCACAGACACGTTAGTTGGTCGTGCAACTCAAGACACATTAACAAATAAAACAATTTCTGGAATGTCAAATAATATAACAAACATTCCAAACAACTCAACAACAGCAACATCAAATAATACAAACAATGCAATTGTATTGCGTGACTCATCTGGTTCATTCCAGGCATCAATGATAACACTATCTGGAACTCCAGTAAATAGTGGAGATGTAGTTACAAAGTCTTATGCTGACAGCATCGCCGCTGGAATGAACTGGCACTCTAATGTTGTTGCTGCAACTACTGCTAACTTGTCTTCAGTATATGCAGCGGGCAGCACGGATGCAAATGGCGGGAATGGAATTGGTGCTACTTTAACAGCATCGGCAAATGGAGTTCTTACTGTTGATACTATAAATGTTAACGTAGGAAACCGTGTTCTTGTTAAAAACCAAACAACAAAAACTCAAAATGGTATTTATGTTGTAACAGATAAAGGTTCTGCTTCATCTAAATGGATTTTAACACGTTCAACTGATGCAGATAACCATATAAGTAAGCAGGTTGAGTCTGGAGATGCAGTTTATGTACTTTATGGTACTACAAATGCAAATCAAGCATTTGTTCAAATTGATCAGGGTACTGGAACAGACAATTCAATTGTAATAGGTACAGATAATATTGAATATTCACAGTTCTCTGGAACTGGAGCTATTACACCAGGAAATGGTCTTGTTAAAACAGGAAATACTCTTGCAGTTCAACAGGGATCAACAAATACAATAAATGTTCAAAATACTGGAATTGACCTTGCATCAGTATCACAATCAAATTCAACAGGTTCGGCTGCAACACAGTTTGTTACCGCTATAAATGTTGATCAGTGGGGTCGTGTAACTGGACAAATTACAAATCCTATTCCTGTAGCAACAAACAGCGTATCAGGTATAGCTCAATTTGATTCATCTACATTCACAGTTAATGGCGGTTCTGTTGCTATAAGACTTGGCTCTATAACTCCTCAAATGCTTACAGCAAGTAAAGTAACCATTGGCTCCACAGATGTTGGCCTGGGCGGAAGTGCATCAACAATTGATGGATTAACTTTAACTAATTTAACAATTGGATCCCTAACATCTAGTGCTACATTGTCTAATTTAACTTTAACTACCCCAAGAATTTCTTCGATTGTTAATACTGGTACACTCACCCTTCCAAGTTCATCTGACACATTGGTGGGTCGTGCAACAACTGATACATTAACAAATAAATCAATATCGGGTACTGCAAATACTTTGACAAATGTACCAAACTCAGCACTCACAAATTCTTCAGTGACTGTTGGTACAACATCAATATCACTTGGCGGATCTTCAACTACATTATCTGGCTTAACATCTGTATCTTCAACAGGATTTACAGGTGCTCTTACAGGTAATGCTTCAACAGCAACCAAGCTAGCCGCAACAAAAAATATCAACGGTGTTGCCTTTGACGGTTCGGCTGACATCACTGTAAAGGCTGTTAATCCAAACGCACTTACAATTGGCACAGGTCTCTCAGGAACATCTTATGATGGCTCAGGAACAGTTACAGTTGCCATAGATTCAACAGTAGCTACATTAACTGGATCACAAACTCTTACAAATAAAACTCTTACATCTCCAGTAATTGGAACTATTTCAAATACAGGTACATTAACACTTCCAACATCAACAGATACACTTGTAGGTAAGGCAACAACAGATATCTTTACAAACAAGACATTTGATACAGCTGGAACAGGTAACATATTTAAGATCGCTGGAACTCAGATTACGGCTAACACAGGCACAGGATCAAACGTTCTTGCTACCAGCCCAACTGTAACTGGGCTTTCAACAGACACAATAACAACCTCTGGAAATGTAACTATAGGTGGTAATATATCGGTTGGCGGTAATACAACAATTACTGGTAACTTAACTGTTAATGGTACAACTACCACAATTAACTCTACTACAGTTACAACTTCAGAAAAAATTCTTGAAATTGCTAAGGTAGCCACACCTACAAATACAACAGCAGACGGAGCTGGCATTCAAGTAGATGGTGCAACAAATAAAACATTCCTATATGGATCATCAGCAAATGCCTGGAACTCATCAGAAACAATCAACCTTTTTTCTGGTAAAACATTCCAAATTAATGGAACAGATGTTCTTACTGCTAATGCAGTCGGAGGAAGAACAATCCCATCATCTAATATTGTTGGTTTAACAGATATTCAAACTCTTACAAATAAGACTTTGACAGCACCAATAATTACTCTTCCTTCTGGTGGCATAACATTCTCTGATTCAACTGTTCAGACTACAGCTGGAGTACCATCTATAACACCAATTAATATTTCAAATACAACATCATCATTTACATTATCTTCATCTATTGTAAAAGATTCGTTTGTGTTGATTGGAAATTCTACAACAGCAGTTAACGTAACTGTCCCACTAGATTCAACTTATTCTTATCCAGTAGGTGCATCAATGACATTCCAGCAAACTGGTACAGCATTAGTAACATTTGTAGCAGCATCAGGGGTAACAATTCAAGCAACACCAGGATTAAAGTTAAGAGCCCAATATTCAGCAGCAACACTTCTAAAAGTTGCAGCAAATATATGGTCACTATATGGAGATCTTTCAGCTTAACAAATAGATAAAATTAAGGGGAAAAAAATAAATGTCAAAAAATGCAATTAACGCAGGTCAAGGAAAAGAAGTATCCCCGTTAGCAGTAACGGGGATAACAGCAACAGATGTTGGAGTAGGACGTGCTTATAATAATGGTGCAGTAAATTTATCATGGACTTTGCCATCAAATTCTAATGCTGCAACTCTTTATACAGTTACTTCTACACCAAGTACAACAACTCAAACTTCTGCAACAAATTCTTTGACATTTGTCGGGCTTGTATCTGGAACTTCTTACACATTTACAGTTGTTCCTTCAAATATCCATGGATCTGGACCAAGTACTACATCATCATCAGTTACTGCAACAACAGTGCCGTCATCTCCAACAGGTGTATCAGCAACAGATCAGGGATCTGGAAGAGCATATAATAATGGTCAAGCATCAGTGGCATTTTCAGCACCAAGTTATACTGGCCCAGGAAGTTTATCTTATACAGCAACATCCTCTGGTTCTCAATCGGCTACAGGTTCAGGAAGTCCACTAACAATAACAGGTTTGTCATCAGCAACAAATTATACCTACACTGTTACTGCAACAAATTCAAATGGTACCTCTGCAGCATCTGCAGCATCTGCAGCAGTTACTGCAACTACAGTGCCAGATACGCCTTCAGCACCATCTGCATCGTCCCCTTCAGCGGGAACAGATACCGTTAGCTGGTCACCTCCTGCAAATGGTGGTTCAGGAATTACTTCATATTATTTATATGATAATGGAGGGGCAGTAGGAAACGTTGGTAACACAACTTCATATAATATTGGTGAAGGGCAAGGAAGCAATCACTACTTCCAAGTAGCTGCAATTAATGCAAATGGACAAGGCGGAACTTCGGCTGCTGGAAATACAGTAACTACAACATTTTCATTTGTACCATTTGGCTTTGCGCCATTCGGATTCACACCGTTTGGATTTACTCCATTTGGATTTACTCCATTTGGGTTTACACCATATAGCTTTACCCCGTTTGGTTTTACCCCATCTGGTGCGTTTAGGTTTACCCCTTGGGGTAACTCAATTGATGTAGATGTTAAAGTAATTACTCCAGAGGGACAAAAGTATGCTGGAGAATTAAAAGTAGGAGATAAGATATTAGCACTTGATTTTGACCATGAAGTGCCTGATGCCGATAAGACATTAGCCTTTGCAAGAGATCTTGAAAATTGGAATATAAATTCAACTGAATTTGCTAATCGTAAAATTGTTGAAACAACAGTAACTGAAATTAATGAAGCAATTGGAACAAATTATATTTATGTAGATGGCGAAATGTTTACAAGAACTCACTACATATTAGTTAAAAAAGATGATATTGTAAAGTTTATAAAAGTTACAGATGTTGATACAAGCTATCAAAGATACTCTTATAAAGAAAAAGCATTTGTTGACATAACATTAGTAGAAGATATTTTTACAGAAATGAAAAATGTATCTATAAAGTGTGAGCCATATCGCAATTTCTTTACCGCAAATATGCTAGTATTTGATAGCATTCACTAATACAATTATATTAAAGTAAAAAGGGGCTATTAAATAGCCTCTTTTTATATATTATTGACAATAAAAATAAAAAGAAATATAATGGTAAAATGAAAACAAAAAATATTGAATTTCATCTTTCTTTGCCAAAAATGATTGATGTATTCCCTGAACCAGAACCAGCATACAAAAATTTGTCTGAGTGGTATAAAAAAATGAATTCTTATTTAAATGATAATAAAACCCCTAAAAATGGAGTGCAAGCTTTAACTGTAAAAAAATGTCAAGCAATTCTTGATTCTATGATGATGGGCTATGTATTTAAATGTCCAGTTGACGTTTATATAGATACTACTGGAGAAAATCCCATTTTTGAAATATCTGGCGGTTTTAATTTTTTGTCACACCCAATGACGGGATCTCACGCTAAAGAGCAGTATCATCAAATGCCAATAGATGAAACATTGTTTGTTAAAGAACTACTTAGGTTAAACATGATTTGGCTTGTAAAAACACAACCAGGATATAGTTGCATGTTTACTAATATAAATCATTCTGATGAGTCACCACTAGTAACCGTTCCAGGAGTCATAGACACTGACTCTTTTTACAATGAAGGTTTATTTTCATTTTTTGTTAAGAAAAATTATAAAGGTTTTATTAAAAAAGGAACTCCTTTAATTCAAATTATCCCTTTTAAAAGAGATGTTTTTACCCACACGGTTGTAAAAAATAAAGATATATCCGAAAAGTTGTATAAACAACAAGTTATGCTAAGGTCTGTTTTTAATTCTGGTTATAAAAGATTTTTTTGGAGTAAAAAAAGATATGAATAAAAATATAATTATAAAAAACATTTTTACAGAAGAAGAGCGTCAAACATTAAGAAGCATTATTAAAGATATATTAAGTAAAGATTTAAATTGGTTATCTGAACACCCTAAAGATGAACAAGGAAATTTAATCAATACAGCAGATTTAATTACAATGATGAAGCACGACCTGGGAAGAATTATTATTCATAACATAACAATACCTGAAAATATTGTAAATAAATTAAATCAAATAATTAAAAATCAAGGTTTTGATGGTTACTTTTATCAAGATGCTACAACTTATTGGGAATATAATTATAAGTACGGAAACCCAAAGCTTAGAGATCATAAAGACACAACGGAAGCAGATGAAACTTTGCATTTTGACTACCAGCTAGACTCCACATTAGACTGGGCAGTGACTGTGGAAGATACTCCTTACATATTAAAAGATAATGATGCTTTGACATTTATGGGCAAAGTCCAAGAGCATGGAAGGCCAGTCATAAAGTTTAAAGAGGGAGATTATTTAAGCAATTTCCTATTTAGGTTTAACACAAAAGACACTAAAGAATTAGCTAAAAATACAATAAAATATTGAAATGTTAATTACATCAAAAAATAAAATATCAGGATCTAAATATTGGATTAACTCTGAAAATAAAACGTTCTCCAGTTTAGTTAAAGATAGCAAATTAATTGATTATTGGGCAAAATTTAATTATATAAAAAAATATAATTTTGAAAACAAAATATTAATACCAGCAAATTTATATGTTTTTTATTTTGGTAATAAAATTAATATTAAATCAAAAGAGCCTTTAATCTTAAATCAAAATACTCATGCTGAAATATGGGTGCAAAAAATGGAAGAAAGTCTATATGCACTAGACAAATGCTGGCAAAGACAATTTTATCCTTCGCCTAATTCCTACAACGTGCCAAGTGATTGTTTTGATGCAATTTATAGGTTTTATACCCCTTGGATTATAAATGATGATGTTGAGGTAAAAATATTAAATTCAAGTGATGTTTTTTATATTTATACAAAAAATATTAAATTTAAAAAAAATAATATAAATAGTGAATACATAGATATTCCATTTATAGATTTTTCAATAAAAAAAATGGGGCCTCACATGAAAGATAAAGATTATGGTATTATTGAAATAGGAACAAGTATGTATGATGTTTTAATAGAAGATAAAAAGATCAAAGAAAGAGTTTTAAATGGAAAATAGTAAAGATTTTACATTAATCCCAACAGATAGATCAAATTTAAATTTATCAGAAATGATTCATCCAGTTCAAGCATCCAAAGCACTCCCAGACTGGTATAAAGACTTAGCAGGATATAGCAATGGAACCAGTCATGATATAAAAAATCTTTTACCCAATAATGATCGTGGTTCTGATGGATCTGATGTTTCTACAAAACTGTGCTTACCTTTTCTAGATGCAATGATATCTGGATACATGTATTTACTTGAAGATGATTTAACTGTAGATTTAGATAAAAACGGCAAGCCAGAGCTTTCCTGGGATAAGCCAACCATGATAGATATTAGACCGCATGTAGATATGGCAATTCCAGAAGATTGTCACCCTATTCAATTTGGGTTTAAGATGTCTTGGTATTACAGAACTCCAGAAAAATATTCTACACTTATTACCCACCCAATGAATAGGTTTGATTTGCCTTTTTATATACCTTCGGGTATTGTAGATTCAGATATATGGGGGCTGCCAGTATTTATTCCATTTTTCTTAAAAAGAAATTTTGTTGGAACTATAAAAAAGGGCACACCAATATTTCAAATGATTCCAATAAAAAGAGATGATTGGAATTTAAATATAGATTTCAGTGAAGACTCATATATGGAAAATTTAATTCTTGAAGAAAAAAGAAGGTCACACATTACAGCGCATTATAAAAAATCAACTTGGCAAAAGAAAAATTACTAAAAGGAAAAAAATGGAAATAGATTTTTACAACATACCTAAAAAATATAATAAGCCTCATAAATTTTTTGAAAGATACCTGGATAATGATCTTGATTCATTGTCTAAGTACTTAGAAGAAAAATATGAAGAAATTAAAGGGCTTAAAGTTCCAGGCGTAAGAGCTTTAAATGCAAATGGACCAGAATACTGGGTCGAATCAGGTAGCCTTTCTACTGTAAAGTGGAAAGAATATAATGTATTTCAATTTAATAATGAAGCAATATATTCAATTTTTGTAAACATTAGAGATGCTGTTAAGGAAGCTTGCAATTATTATGAAATTGACTTTGATGCTCAAAAGTATATGGTGCAAGGTTGGTTTAACATTAATTACAATAAAGTTGGAAAGTTAAATTGGCATGATCACGGCGGTCCTTGGGCTCCAAGTTTTCATGGGTATTATTGCATAAAGGCACAGCCTTCAAGCACATTTTATAGAATTGATAATAAAGATTCAGGGCTTGTTGAAAATATTAATATTGATAATAGACTTATAGTTTCGGAGATGGGGCACCCACATGCTCAAGGAGACTGGGATTGGGACGGACCAAGAATAACCTTAGCCTATGATATAGTCCCATTAAAAGATTTAATGGAAATGAATGCAGCAGATCAACATTGGTTGCCACTATAACATATGAATATAAAAGTATTTTTATATTCATATAAAAATAAAAACTTGTTAAATATTTGTAATGATATTTTAAGCAAATCTTACAATAAAGTTGAGATTAAAGTTTATGATCAATCTAATGTTAATAGAATAAAGTTTTTTTCTGAAAATGAAAATATTACGTATAAACACATTAAATGGGATGATAATAAAGGTAAAAATTTTTTTGTGCAAGAGGTTATTAATGAAGATTTTGATTATTTATTGGTAATTTCTGATAATGTAATTTTAACCCAAGACTGGGATTTAAAATCTTTAAATGAATTAAAAGAAAATTCAATAGTATCTGGAAGCAATTACCCAATTGTAAAATTAAATAATTTTGACCTAAAAATAAAATATAAAAAAATAAAAACCCCTTCAGAAGTTTATTTTTTGGACAAAGATTTTATTTTTATAAAAAAAGATAACATTAACATCTTAAAAAAAATATTTTTAAAAGATAAAGGTACTGATATTTTATTATCATTAAGAGCAATTAATTCAGGGTTAAAAATTATTTCTATGTCATCTGAATTTTATACAAAATCTAATATCTATGATGGATATTTTCCGTATTCATTACGTCATGGATATAATAAATTAATTTATTTAATCAAAAGCAATAATGTTGATACTGATATTTTTAATAAAAAAAATAATATTGATATTAAAAATATTAACTTTGTGCCTTTTGAGGTGAATGATGTGGGGTATTCAGATATTGATATAAAACTAGATTCATCAGAGGCAACAAGATTTCACTCAGGTATATTTAAAATTTCTTTATAGGAGAACAATGAAAACAGAAATTATTCAAGATGATGATTTTTTAACTAAAGAAGATCAACAAAATTTTATTAATAAAATGTTTGGAAATGAAACAAAAGAAGGTCAGATCCCTTTCTGGAGGATGTCAAATATCCTAGCAATATTTAACAGTCAAAATAACAAAGAAGATTTTCCGTTTAGACAAACTCCACTTGCTTTCATGACTCCAGAAACTGGTTTATTCCTTCAATCTTTTGGAGATTTAAATCTTGAAGATTTTAAAGATATATTTGATAAGTTTTGCAAAAAACACAATATAGAATATGATAAAATATTAAGGTCAAGGCTTGTTATTACTGGCATGGATAATCAAGGCAAATATCATCTTCCACATGTTGATACAATTATTGATCATGATGTATTTTTATACTATTTGCATGACGTTGATGGGGATACTATATTTTTTGATAAATTTTTAAATGATGATTTATCAAACCCACAAATAATAAAAAGAGTTTCTCCAAAAATGGGTAGAGCAATAAGATTTGACGGTCATCAATTTCATTCATCATATACAACAGAAAAGATGCAATTCAGATGCGTTTTAAATGTTTGCTACACAACTAAAAAGGAAAAAAAATGATTATACAAATTATTGGACTGCCAGGGAGTGGTAAAACTACTTTGGCAAATGCTTTAGTAGATAGAATCAATGCAGTTCATTTAAATGCAGATTATGTACGTTCTACTATAAATTCCGACCTAGGATTTTCTACAGAAGATAGAATTGAACATTCTCGTCGTATGGGAGAGATGGCAAAGATGCTGTCTAATCAAGGCTTAAATGTAGTAGTTGATTTTATTTGCCCAACACAATCTACACGAGATGCCTTTGGTAATCCCGACGTACTTATTTGGATGGACACCCTGCAAAAAGGTCGCTTTGAAGATACAAATAAAATATGGGAAGAACCAGTAAAGTTTGATTACCGTTGGCTTACTTATGACGCTGCAGGCCAAGTTGAAATTATGATTAAAGAGTTAGGTCTCCCCGACTGGAAAGCACCAACTACTTTAATGCTTGGTCGCTATCAACCTTGGCATGAAGGTCATCATGCTCTATACGATGAGGCGGGTAAAAGAACAAGACAAGTTATGCTTGGTGTTCGCAATACTCAAGGTACAAGTGATAAAGATCCATTATCATTTGAAGAAGTTAAAGGTTATATTCTTAAAGACCCACATATGTCAAAAGCTATGATTGTGAAGATGCCTAATATTACCAATATTATATATGGAAGAGATGTAGGTTATAAGATTGAACAAGTATCGTTAGGAGCAGACATTGAAGCTATTTCAGCAACTGAAAAACGCAAGCAACTCGGTCTTTAAGTTTATATGGGCAGGGATGGAAGGCATAGGAGATGCCGAAGAAAGGTTATGGGCAACACCAGTGGATAGAAAGCCAATTATGTGGGTATCACATGCAAGATCATTTTTAAAAGCAATAAGTTGGAGATTTTTTGGCAATTTAATTTCATGGATAGTTATTTATGAATTAACACATAAAGCTAAATTAGCATTTATTGCTTCAGGGATTGAACTTGTAGTAAAGGTTATACTTTATTATGCACATGAACGTGTATGGAACAAAATTAGATGGGGCAGAGAGTAAAATGGTACTAACAAAGTACATTTTATTCGTTTAAACTAAGAAAAGTGGTAGAATAGTAGCATGAAGATGAAAGTAACCCCTATAGATGAGGTAAACTATGGAACTTACGTTTGGCAAATGCCAGATGGCAAAGTGGTCATGGATGAAGATGGAAACTACCTTTGCATTTTTGCAAATAAAGGGGATGTTGAAAAAATTAAGCTTTTACGTGATGCAGCAGAGCATCACGGACTTGAGGAAGGAAAGCCTTTATTTTTCAGCGGTCACAGACCAGTGTCTAACGAAGAATTTCAAAATCAAAAGCAAAGGCAAGACTGGGGATTAATTGCTGATGAATGGGATATCCCAGCATTAGAAGAAGATTTAAAGCATAAAAAGGATTTGGGAATTATATGATAAAGCACACTGCATCAGTCGAAGATGATTTTGATGAGACTTCAACACAATTTGTAACAGGTGTTGCTTTGGGGACAGTCCCAAGAGAATTACAAGAATCTGATTTTGATGATCCATTTTTGTCACATGCTGATGAAATATTAAAGCTTGAAGGTTTAAACCCAAACTTTAAACGTAATGCAAACAGACGTATACAAAAAGCATACACAGGACTTGATGATGCAAAATCTAAGAAACTTGATCCACTTGATTTAACAGGCTACTCGTTATTTCAAATTGTTCAACCGCCTTATAACTTTATGTACCTTGCTCAACTATATGATATATCTCCATTCCATCACGCAGCAGTAAATGCAAAAGTTGCTAATGTGGTAGGACTTGGTTACGATTTTGAAATGACACAACCAGTGCTTGATAAAATTGAAGCAGCAATGGGGGATGATGAAAGGCTTGACTTTTTACGCAACAAGATATCTAGAGCTAAGAATACATTAAGAAATAAAATAGAGTCTTTAAATTCAGATGATTCATTTGAAGAAATTATGAAAAAGGTTTACACAGATCTTGAAGTAACTGGAAATGGCTTTCTTGAAATAGGTCGCACATCTTCTGGCGATGTGGGCTATATAGGCCACATACCTGCCATTACAATGCGTATAAGGCGTCATAGAGACGGCTTTGTGCAGGTTGTGTACAATCGCTATACCTACTTTAGAAACTTTGGCGACACGACCACACAGGACCAAATAGGAACAGATCCACGTCCAAACGAAGTTATTCATTTTAAAAAATTTACTCCTACAAATACCTATTATGGTGTTCCTGATATTTTATCTGCAAAGAATGCAGTTGCAGGTGACGAATTTGCTTCACGATATAATTTAGACTATTTTGAAAATAAAGCAGTCCCAAGATATTTGATTATTGTTAAGGGTGCAAGACTAAATGCAGACTCTGAGCGCAAACTTCTTGAATTTTTCCAAATTGGATTAAAGGGAAGAAATCATAGAACACTTTATATTCCTCTTCCAGCAGATGGTGAAAACTCACGTGTTGAATTTGAGATGAAGCCAGTTGAGGCAGGGATACAAGATTCTTCATTCCAAAATTATATGGTAGAAAATAGAGACCGCATACTGTTAGCACACAGAGTACCAGTAAATAAAATAGGAACCCCAGCGGGCATGTCAATGTCTGGTGCCATAGAAGCAGACAAAACATTTAAAGAAGAAGTATGTCGTCCAATGCAAGATGCTTTACAAATGCAAATTAATAAAATTGTAAAAGAATTTACAGATATGTTTACCTTTAAATTTGAAGAACTTACTCTTACAGATGAACTTGCTCAAGCACAAATTGATCAGATTTACCTTACAGCTAAGACTATATTGCCAAATGAAGTCAGACAACGAATGGGTAGAAACGCTATACCTGGGGGAGATGAACCTCTAGATTTAAAGCCAGAAGAGGCTTCTGAAGAAAAAACTAATGCTTCGGGAACAAGGGCAAGGGATCAGCAAAGAGCAGCTACCCCATCCGAATCAGTCTCTGGAAGAAATACTAAAGGGGCGGGTAGAAAAGTAATATCAAATAGCTAGACAAATATTTTGCCTTTGTCTCAAATGTTGATATTATTTAACTTAGAATGAACATTCAAAAAGTACAATGGAATAATAGCGAAAATCGCATCAGCCTTTCCTTTCCTATAGCGAAAGTCAATAAGGAGAAAAGAACTGTATCAGGGTTTGCAACATTAGATAATGTTGACCAACATGGTGATATTGTTACATCCGAAGCAAGCGAAAAAGCTTTTCAAAGATTCCGTGGAAACTTACGACAAATGCACCAGCCAATTGCTATTGGTAAGGTGCTTTCTTTTCATCCAGAAGATTATTATGATAAAGCATCAGGAAAAACTTACAAAGGTGTTTATGTAGATGCTTATATTTCAAAAGGTGCTCAAGATGCTTGGGAAAAAGTTCTTGATGGTACATACACAGGTTTTTCAATTGGTGGAAATATTGTAACTGCTTCAAATGAAGCGGGAGATGATAATAAAGATCATCGTGTTATTAAAGAATATGACTTAATGGAACTTTCAGTTGTTGATTCTCCAGCAAATCAACTTGCAAATATTTTTTCTATTCAAAAAAATTCTGAAGGAAGTACAGTAGTAAAAGGATTAGCAGCAGACACACATATTGATAATGTGTATTGGTGCACAACAGATCAAATTGCATCAAGCACAAGTGAAGTTACAAAAGATTGTGTTATTTGCGGAAGCCAAATGGAGAACATTGGCTGGATAGAAAGTGCTGAAGTAGAAAAAGGACTTACTATTAGTAAACTTGTAGAAGCATACTTTAAAAAAGATAATGCTCCAGGACCAGATCATTCTGCTACCACTATGGATGCAGACGCAGGGACAGTTAATTCCAATCAAACAATTAATCTCTATCCCGACCAAAATAAAAAGAAAGTCGTCTTTAATGACGGCATGAAAATAAATAAGAGTGAAGATTCACTCAGTAAAGGAGGTAATACAATGGCAGACGAAAAAGAAAACGAAGTTACAGAACCTATTGAGAAAGCAGCAGATTGCCCAGACTGTGGCAAAGCTATGACTCTATGTGATTGCTCTGAGGTCAAAAAAGCAGCAGACGAATCAGATTCTAAAGAAGAATCTAAAGAAGCTGAAAAAGAGGAAACCGTAGAGAAGTCCGTCACTAACGCAGAGTCAGAAGATGCTTTTGCAAAGATGTTGGATGATGTGCGTAACCTCTTTGGCGAAGCAATCAATAAGAATTCTGCAGAAACAAGCGAAGCTATCGCAAAGTCAGTAGAGTCAGTAGAAGCAGCACGTGCTCAGTACATGAATGCTGTAGAAGGTATGAAAAAAGAGATCGAAGGTCTCACAAACAATATCGCTGACTTCTTCAAGAGAATTGAGTCTCTTGAAAAGAGACTAGAAGCTTATGAAGGCGAAACTGCAGTAAAGAAATCCATTGGTGAAGTAGATAATTCATCAAGGGAAAATAAACTACGCAAAAATGCGGAGTTTAGTTGGCAAGGATCCTTCCTCGGTTCCGCAAATCTATAAACCTAAATAATGAAAGGTAGGTGAAAGAAAAAAAATGAGCAATGAACTATTACAAAAAGTAATTGATACAACAAATCTTGGTACTAGCCCAGCTAACAACCTCTCAGGTGACGGAGTTACTAACTCTGGTACTGGTCTTCTATACCCAGATCAAGCTAACAGATTCCTTGATTACATGTGGGATGCTACAATTCTCGCTAAGGCAGCACGTACAATCCGCATGCGTTCAAACACGACAGAAATTGATCGTGTATCTGTTGGTCAGAGACTTATGACAGTTGCAGCAGAAGAAAATCCACGTGATTACACTGGAGTTTCTGGAGGCTACACCAATGCAGCAGCAACTTTCTCAAAGATCTCTCTTACAACTCGCAAGTTGCGTCTTGACTGGGAGCTCTCAGCAGAAGCACTTGAAGATAATATCGAAGGTCCAGACCTAGAAGATCATATCGCACGTCTTATGGCTACGCAAGCTGGTAACGACATCGAAGATGTTCTTATTAACGGTACAGGATCTGGATCAGGTCTTCTTTCCGCTTTCGCAGGTTTCCGTACATTAGCACTTAACAACGCTCACGTTGTTGATGGTAACGCACAGGGTATTGATCGCTCTCTCTTCAATCAGGCAATCAAGATCATGCCACGTAAGTACAAGCAACGCCGTAACCAGCTTAGATTCTTCGCAGGATCTAACCTCGTTCAGGATTATTTGTACAACCTCACAACACAGGCTGGTTCTGTAAACCCATGGGATATCGCTTCTGGCGTTATTCGTGGAGACGTTGTTGCTAACGACGGTGGTCCAGGAAGCACAACTCCGTTTGCTTTCGGTATCCCTGTAATCAACGTTCCTTTGATGGATGAAACTCGTGACAGCACAGGTAAGTCTTATTCAGACTCTGGCTACGATGCTTCAAATGGTCTCTTTGGTGATGTCCACTTGACATTCCCACAGAACTTCATCGTTGGTATTAAGCGTGACGTTGTTGTATATCGTTTGTTCCAACCAAAGAAAGACACAATTGAATACACACTATTCATCCGTGTCGGTGCACAGTTTGAAAACTACGACGCACACGTTCTTGTAAAGAATGTTAAAGTCGCAGGATCATCATTCGGTACATTTGGTTCAGTTACAAATGGCGCAAGCATCTCTAACCAGACTGGTTCAAGAGGTACATTCTAAATTAATTTTTAGGATCAAAATAAGCGGGGAGGGCATAAAACCCTCCCCCTTATACTTTTAATTATCAATAATGGTATAATATCTTTAAGTGAAAGGAATAATAATGTCATTTGACACACTTAAAATAACAGAACTCAGAAAAATTGCAGACTCTTTTGGAGTAACAGTTCCAGAAAAAGCAAATAAACAACAAATTCTCCTTGCTCTTGAAGAAGAAGGAGTAACTTATGATACATATTCACAATTTGATCAATCAGAAAAAGAAGAACTTGAAGTTCCAGAATCAAAAGCCAAAAAGGTTTCTTTAAAGAAAGAAGATTCAGTATTGGTAAGAATGGATAAAGCAAATCATTCGTATACAATTGCAGGATACACATTTACTCAAGAACATCCATTTGTAGCAATGCCAGTATCTCATGCACAAAAGATTTTTGACACTGACTCGGGATTCCGTTTAGCGAACCCACGAGAGGTTCAAGAATACTATAATTAATAGGGGGCAGAAATGCATCAAATAATACGTGGTACAACAGCAACAGCTGAGCTTGAAATATATTACAAGAAAGAGCTTTGTAACGCAGATGGCGACGTTCATGTTGTTATCGTTGATGCAGATTACCCCACTACGGTTTTATTGCCATCTACAGTGGCCTACAACGATCCAGAAATAGGGAAGTATACATTAGACTTAAACAGTAATGTTACTTCCCTAAATCGTGTAATAAAGGTAACTTGGTCCTACTCAACTCATGGACAATCAACTTACCAAGAAGATTTTTATGAAATTTATACACCATACGCATCAATTGCAGATATTATTGAATACTATGGATTTGGCACAAGACCATCTGACCTTAACTATAAAACAGAAGAAGAAATTCAAGCTGCAGAATTTATTGCAAGAATGCAGATAGAAACATATGCAGGACAAACATTTGGTCGGGGCTGGGGGGACCAAGAAGTGTTTGGAAATGGCTCAGATGCTTTAGAGCTAACAGAAAGAATGTTACACATAGGTCAATTATATGAGAACGGAGTTTTAACAATAGATTATGACTCTGATCCAACTCTTAATAAATTTGGTTTTGACATAGAGTTGACTCCAACTTATCGTGCTGTACGTATTGTTAATAAAGACTATCAAAATATAATTACTTATGACAGCTCCTTTGATGTTACTGCTGAATACGCTGGTAGTTTTAGGTCTGGATTTAGGTATAGAATTTACGGTGAAAAAGGCTGGCTTTATGTACCTCAAGACGTAAGAAGATGTACAGTTCTTTTGGCGGGAGATTATTTGTCTAAAGATTCTGAGTGGAGACAAAAATACCTTAATAAAATTCAATTAAGTGATATAAGCTTCCAATTAGATTCTGGCGCATTCACTGGAACTGGAAATGTAATTGTAGACCAAATTCTTGATCAATATAGAAATACAGGAATTGTGATAATATAATGTTTACATCTTTAGTGGGAAGCATTATGAATATGACTGCTGATATTTATGTTCAAAAAAATACACAGACATTAGGCAGTGGAAAAATTAGCAGAGAATGGGTTTATGACCGCACAGTTGTTTGTAAGGTTGAACCAATTAAAACAAAAGGATCCTCTAGTCGCTCAGATAACAAAACATTTTCGGGTGGAAAGTTTGATGAATATTCAGAAAAACTTCAACTTAAAATGAAAGTAATGGAAAATGTTTCAAAGCGTTGGCGCATATCTTCTGTTAGAACAAATGATGGAAAGCCAGTTTTTGTTGAATTAGATAGATATGATCAACCAGATACTATATTTGATGTAACGGCATCACATGCAGTTTTAGACCCATTTGGCAAAATTTCATATTATGATGTCACACTTCAAAGAGTAGAGATTCAAAATGATAACACTACAGCTGAATGAAAATGAAATTGCAGCATTTACTCATGAAATTGATTTAAAAATTCAAGGTCTTACTGCTTTGCAAAATCAACAAGTGCTTGCAGAAATAGGCTCAGCAATATTTACAATATCAACAAAACGTTTAATAAAAGATTTAAATATGGCAGCAAAAATTTATCCAAAAAAGTTTCATCATATTTATGAATGGGGAAAAGTTGGAGATAATGCATCAAGACTTTTTTATTTAAAAAGAAATTCTGTCAGCCAAAGTAATATTAGAATTGAAGCAGGGTTTTTAAATTCAAGAACTCCAGTACCAATTCCACCAGAATTATTGACACCAGGTGCTAAAGGCAAATCGGTTACAAGAAGAAGTATATTTTCAAAAAAAGCAGAAGTTATGGAAGCAGGGCAATCCGTATCTTTTCAAGCACAAAGGACACTAGCCTTTTTGGGAAATTCAGGAATTGCATTTATTCCTAAAGATAAGTTCGTTAATATACTTAATCCAGGCGGGAATCAAGTAAAAGGTGCGTTTGAAAAGTTTGTAAGAGATTGGTATGCTACAAAAACAATCAGCGTTATAGAATCTTCTGGCATATTTAAAAGATTACAGGATGCAATTACAGAAGCCCTGGCACCTAGGTATGCAGGTGAATTACAATCTACACAAGCAGTTATGAATACTGCAAAGATTTATTCAGAAGATAGGGTGGTATTATAATGACTGACTATACAATAAATGCTCCATTTTATTTAAGAGAATATATATGGGATGCTTTAAAAAATGCTAAAATATTAAATGAACAAGATTACTATCCAGATGGATTTTTTGATCCACTTGTTCCAATTATTCCTGCTCAAGAAATACCAGAATTTAATAATCTTCTTCCAGGAAAAACATATATAACTTATGATTATGAAGTAAAGCCAATCCCACAAGATTGGTGGATGCAAGAAGAAATTTTAATGTTAACTATTATTAGCACTGATTATGATAAAATTACTGAAATAATAATGATGCTTCAAGATGTCTTTAGAAGGTACGATCTGTCTGCTGGCGATATTAATTTTTACTTCAACTCGGCTGGTACAATTCCAATACATTTCCACTACACAGCTATAGAAGCAGTCATCTCCCCCGAACCTTTTAGAACTGAGGGCGGTCAACAACAGGGCGTAGTCCACATCCTCTATAAATACACTAGAAATTCTAATAATGGGCGGTTTTAATTGGTATTATGTCTCGTTTGTGTTATTATTTAACTGAGGAAAGATTTTTGCAAGTTTAATTTAAACCAAAAAGGTGGTGAAACAAAAATGGCAGCAAATGTAAAAAACGTACTAGTAGGTGCAGCACAGATTTTCGTCAGCACAACAAACGGTGCTAATCGTCCTTCCACCGTCCCAGGTGCAGGAGACTTAGCATGGGGAACACAGAAGGCAGCAGGATACCTTGATACTTCTTCTAAATGGAGAGATGTCGGTTACACAAACACAGGATTCGAACTTTCTTATGAGCCTGGCTATGGTGAAGTTATGGTTGATCAACTTCTAGACGCAGCAAGACTATTCAAGCAAACAATTAAAGTTATGCTTAAGACAGAATTAACAGAAGGTACACTTGAGAACATCCACCTAGTCTTTGGACAGATGGATTCTTATTTGACATATTCTGGTTCAACTGGATCAGCAGTTCAAACATTTACACCAGCATCAGGAATTGCAGCGTCAGCAGAAAATGCTACTCTCAATCTTGCAGCAGGTGCACTTGGAGATGCTCCAGTAGAACGTTCACTCGTTGCAATTGGAAACGCTCCAGCTAATTTAGGTACAGAAGGCACTCCAGCAGATGCTTCTGCAGTATCTAAGAAAGAGCGTATTTATGTCGCACGTCGTGTAGTTCAAATGCAGACAACTTCACACGCATTAAAGCGTGATGGAGCAACTGTATTCCCAGTTCAATTCCGTTGTCTTCCAGATGATGGTGATTCCTATGATGGCGCAGAGTATGGCGTTATCATTGATCGTGTTTATACAACATACTAAAAAAAACTTAATATCGTGATAAATGCCCCCCAGAAATGGGGGGTGTTTATGTTTTTATATTACATTTTGATATACTTATTTTAATAATAAAGGGAGTAAATAGTGCCAACAACAATATATGAAACCGTTGAAGTTACACTTTCTAACGGAGAAACACTAAAAGTAAAACCACTAACAATTACATATTTAAAAAAATTTATGGAACAAGTTAATAAACTTCAAAGCGATGATGTTAAAACAGAAAATGATGTTCTTGAAGTTCTAATTGACGCTGGTATGGTATGCATGCAAGCATTTGGATCTACACTTGCAAATGATAGAGATGCATTACAAGCCAATATAGAAGTGCCAACACTAATGAAAATTCTAGAAATAGCTGGCGGATTAAAGCTGAGCGGTGACGACCCAAACGCACCAAAGGCGAGTCTTCTTGGGAACAACTAGATCTCGCCAAACTAGAAGCTAGAGCATTTCTGCTTGGCCATTGGAAGAACTTTGAACAGTTAGAAGATTCTCTTTCTGTAGAAGAACTTCTAGCAATACTTGAAGCAATGAATGAAAAAGATTATGAAGATAAAAAGTTTCATGCAGCAATTCAAGGAATTGAATTGGACAAGGAAGAAGACGAACTGGACATAACCAGTCTTAAAGGATTCCATGCTCAAGAAGCGGGATTCGGAATTGGTTTAGGTCTGGGGTATGTGGAGGGATAGTATAGGTGGCACTTAATTCAATTGACATTCACTTAAATGCGTTTGCCAATTTTAATCCAGTTTATGCAGAAGTAACTAAATTAAAAGCTGCAATGGCGGATATGCAAAACAGCTCATTTGGCTCTACTTTAACCACTGATTATGTTTCTAATCTTCAAAATGCACAAAGTCAATTTAATAGTCTAGTATCTTCAACAAGAGCTTTTAATGTACAATCAGTACAGATGGCTGATAGTGTTCAACGCTTCAGTGCTCAATTACAAAGTGGACAATTAAAACTTGGTCAATATTTTTCTATGTGGAGACAAGGCACACATGGAGTTGCAACAGACCTAGATAATTTAGCAACACAACAAGCACGTGTAGCAAGATCAACAGTTATCCCAGATACTTTGCATGCTGGATATGCACAAGTTATTACTGATTTAAATGGTACTGTTACTGCAACAGAAAAAGCAGCATTTTATCAATCGGCATATAATACAGTATTGCGTGATGGTGCAAATAAATTAATTGATTTTGGTAAAAATATGCAATGGGCAGGCCGTCAAATGACTGTTGGCTTGACTGTTCCGCTTGCTTTATTTGCATCTCAAGCATCTCAAGCTTATCTTGCTTTTGATAAACAAATGACAGATATGTTGAAGGTTTACGGAGCACATGCTGTTGTTCAATCACAAGCCACTTTAGACGCAATTAAAGGCCAAGTAACAGAACTTGCAAGCACACTTGCTCACACCTTAGGTATAGCAATGACTGATACTGCAGCAATTGCTGCAACTTTTTCACAAATTGGGTTAGAGGGTCAAGACCTTATTAATTCTACAAAAGCAACTGCAGAGCTTATGAAACTTGGTAATTTAACTGCTACAAATGCAGCCCAATCTATGGTTGCAATACAAAATGTATTTAAACTTAGCGGGTCTCAAGCAATGGATGCCGTTAATTTCTTAAATGCTGCTAAGCACTCAACATCTACATCTATGCAAGATATTATTGATGCAATACCACGTGTGGGACCTATTCTGCAACAAATGGGCGGAACTTATAAAGACTTTGTAACCTTATTGGTTGGTATGAGAGAGTCAGGCGTTCCTGCAGCGCAAGCCGCTAACGCAATTAAATCTATGATGGCTTCTTTAATTAATCCAACAACCAAAGCAGTAGATACATTTAATAATTTAGGAATTAGTTTACGATCTATTGTTGCAAAAGATAGTAAAAATCCATTGAAGATGATTGAAGATTTGCAACAGGGTCTTGACAAACTTCCTTCAACTGCAAGAACACAAGCTATTGAGCAATTATTTGGTAAATTCCAATTTGCACGTGTAGAAGCTTTGCTTAATAACTTAGGACAAAAGGGCTCTCAGACAGAAAAAGTTCTTGAACTTTATAATCAATCAAATGAACAACTTGCAGCAGTTGCACAACAAGAATTAACAGTAGCTACAAAAGGAACTCCAGCAGCAGCATTTGCAACTATGAAAGCAAGTCTTCAAGCAGATTTAATGCCACTCGGACAAGGCTTCTTGCAATTAATGACAAAAATTGGAAACGTTGTTGATACAATTGTTAAAGGTTTTAACCATCTCGGAGCATTAAAAGGAGTAATTTTGGGTGCTCTTGGATTTGCAGCTTTAATTGGACCACTTGTCATGTTTGTTGGACTTATGTCTAACTTAATAGGAAACGTTTTTAAAGGTGTAAACTATTTAAGAATGTTTAAAGAAGGTTTTAATCAAGCAACAGATGTTGGGCTAGTTGGTAGATTCAATGCTGGTCTTCAAAATATGTCTAATTTTTATAAAGAAATTGATGTTAACGTACTAGCAGCAGCACATTCTCAAGATCTCATGACACTATCTGTTGAAAATAGTGCTAAGGCTTTTGATATTCTTAAAATAGCTGTACAAAATCTTACAACACAAATTGCATCATTAAATGCAACAACAGCAATAGGTGGAATAAGTGGTACAGCTTCTGTAATGACAGAAGCTGGAGTAGCTGCAAAAACATTAACTGCAGGTGAAGCAATGCAAATGCTACTCCCACTTGGGCTGGCTACTGGAGGTACTGTGCCTGGCTCAGGTAACGGAGATACTATTCCAGCAATGCTTACACCAGGTGAATTTGTTATGTCTAAATCAGCCGCATCTAAGTATCGTCCCGTCTTAGACGCAATGAATAAAGGATCATTACGTGGTTATAATGCTGCAGGTGAAGTTACCGAAGAGAAGTCTGGCTCAGTAAGTTCTTCTGGTGGGTATGTATTTGCACATGGCATGGACAATAAACCATTAAGTCAGTATGAATTCCAACAATTAAAAGGTTTATTTGCTGGAATTGCTAACCCTAAGGGGCTAGCAAGACGCATGCAAGATGCAACTTCTGCAACAGGTTTGTCAAATTACGGATTTATATTACCAGAATCTGCAAATCAAGGAAAAATGTCACCAGCGAACCTGGCCGCTGAATTCTCTGGAGAAAATATTTCAAGAACAATGGCTCCTATTTACCATGCGTATGCGCAGCAGCTAGGTATGACTTTAAAAGAAGCACTTGCTAATCCACAAATAGCAGAACAAATGCATAATGATATTCGACGTTTTGCTGAAAAAATATCTGTTGAGATTGGATCATTAACAACAAAGGCAGTAAGTGATCCTCAATTTTATGAAGCATTGAAGACAGCAGAATTAGAATTATCTAATGGTTTTTCTAAAACTTTACAAAATGCTGTAAAAGATTCAAAAGGAACCTACACACTAGGTATATTTGGTGGAGATGTAAACAGAGGCACTCGTGGAGAAAGACAAACAATTGCTGAAAAAGAAACAACGGCAAGAGACATACTTGGCTTAAAGCAAGGAGTAAAATCTTATAAAGATGTAGGTACTCAAGCGTACAGAGAAATGGGACAAGCAATTCAAGAATCATTTGCGGGCTTAGCTCAATCCGCAACAGCTCTTGCCGAAGGTTCAATGTCAGCATTAAAAATTGCCTCACCTTCTGTAGCTATGGAAGAGATTGGTAAAAATGCTGGTCTGGGAGCAATACAAGGATTAGAAGCAACAATTCCAGAAGCAAAGGTCGCTGGAGAAAAAATTGGTGGAACTATTGCCATGAGTGCAGAGCAAATGGCTTTGCCAGGAATGGGTAACATTGGTGGCGCAACCGCATTAGAAGGCGAATTAGCAGCAGGCGAAGTAGGCTTAGCTAAATCTGGATTCTTGTCAAAGATGATGGGTGGTCTTAAAGGAATAGCTAAATCTCCTGTAAAAATGGGAACTGCAGCACTTGTTGTTCAAATGGCTCTACCAGTAGTAGAGAGTGCTATTCCAAATAAAATAGGTGGGGTTAACACTCAACCAGGCAAAAATATAGTATCGTCCGTAGCGGGAGATGCTGCCACAGGTGCTATGATTGGATCATTTATCCCTGGAGTTGGTACCGCAGTAGGAGCAGCTGTAGGTGGATTGTTTGGTTTGTTTAAGAGTGTTAAACATGAAGTAGATCAACACACACAAGATGTAAATAATAATATTAAAAAAACATTTGCAGAGCAAATGACAAGTATTCAAAAAGGCGCAAAAGATTATAACGATGCTCTTGTTGGACAATTAAATTATGCAGCAAGCCAAGTAAAACCAAACCTAGTAACAACTGGACAAGGATTTAGAGGACTTGGACAAAATCTACAAACTACAGATAAAAATCAAACAGCCACAAATTATAAAGATTTAACTCAACAAGCAAAAGACCTTTCTGATACACTTGCAGGACAGTTCCAAATTCTTACTCAAAGTACTGGAACTATTGAGCAGTATAATACAGAAATGCAAGCACTTAAAAAATCTACAGCAGATACTACAGGAACTGCTCATGCATTTTCTCTTGCAATTAAAGCTAACGGAGACCCAGCAGCAAAAGCAGCACTTGCATCAATTGAAAAACAAGCGGGGTCTGCAAAACTTACAACAGATCAATTAATGTCTTCTCTTATTGCTGTTATGCAAGGTGCCGATGCAGCAAGTCTTCTTAAAGATCCATCAAAGCTACAAGATGCAATTAAACAATTCTATGCAGGCCTAGCTCAAAATCAAAATAACCCAGACTATAAAGATCCCGCAGTGGTAGCTCAACAAGCTCAAGCAGCAGCAGCTCAAAAATTGAGCAAATACTATACCGATTTAATGAAGCCATATCAAGGTATAAAATCTTTAATTGAAGCACAAGCAGCTGCTCAAAAGAAATATAACGATCAATTAAAAGAAACGCAAGATTATCAATCTAAACAAATGTCTTATTTTAATCAAATGAAGCAAGCAACAATTTCAGGAGACTATCTAGGAGCAGCTCAAGCAAAGCAAAGTGCATCATTTACGCAAGCACAATTTGCAGCAACAATGGCAGGAAATGCAACATCCGATCAACTTGCTGCTGTTAATAATATTATTGCTCAATTGACAAACGAAAAAGATTCAAACACTCCCGCAAGCAAGAATAAGATTAAAGCTTTGACTTCTACGCAAACAAAATCTTTCCTTGGAGGTTTATCAACAACAGATTATGCAGCATTAACTGCAGATATAACTCGACAAAATTCAGCAAATGTAGGACTAGCGCAAGGCTTAGCATCTGGAAGTCCATTCCAAGGAACTCAAGTTTCTCAAACTTTTAATTTCCAAGGTGCTTTAATAACAAATCCTACTGATTTTACAAATCAAGTTTCTGCTCAAGCAGCACAAGCTGTTTCTGCAGCAGCAGCAAAAGCAGCAGCAAAAGGCGGAGGAAGCCATAAGGTTATTGTTAAGCCAAAATCTACTGCAAGGGTGGTAAGAACATGATAAATCATATTAATGCAGGGATTCAATTGTCCTTAGACGGCAGTACTTGGTATGCCCTTACAGATAATAATAGAGGTCCTATTGTTGTAAATAATAGTTTAATAGAACAATCTCAAAGAATGGCAAATGGAAAATTAAGAAAATATGTTATTGCTTCTAAAAAAACTTTTCAAGCTGATTGGAAAAATTTAACTTCAAGTTCTACAGATACCGTTGATGGAAATTATTCTTCAGCATGGCTATCTGCTTTTTATGAAGCAAATGTTTTTGTGCCAATTTATCTTAAATTTACGCATTCAAAAGAAACAACACCCACAACGGGCACGGTCCCAGATGATTCTACTTTTCAAAATTCTCAAGGTGGTTATGATGTTTATAAAGTTTTTATTACTAAATTTGATGTAACTACCACACATAGAAACAGAATCAGAGATTTTGTAGATATGACAATAGAATTTACGGAGATTTAATGTTATCTCTAAATGGTTTAACAAGCACTCAAAGTTCTAATATTTTCTTAAATGCAAATTTAATTAAAATGCTTCCTGTTGTTTCTGCAGAATGGAATCAAAATTTATTTAATGCTCCTTATATAACAGTAGCAGGTGCGGGAAGTAAAGAAAATATTATTGCAACAACAGGATCAGTTTCCGATGTAACTGGCACAACTAATGCATATAAAAATTTTACAACAAAGGCGATGGTAACAAATAACGGTACGGCACTAGTTTCATACCAATCAAATCCAGTAAGTTCAAGTGCTGCTTATAAAATAATTACTTACGTTAAAACTAGTTCAAATCTTCCTGTAATTGTATCTTCTTATGCTAAAGGATCAAGCAGTCAATTTGGCTCTACAAGCTCAGAAGCAAACGTATTTGGTTGGACCCAAGTAGTAACATATATTGGCGGTCAAAATGCAAATGATACAATATCATCATTTCTATATACATTAAAAGTCAGTAATTATTCTTCTAATACCGCAGATTCAACAATTTATTATACACTCCCAGAAGTTTATGCAACTAGCTTTTTTGATTATCAATATCATTCATTGTGGCCAACAGATTCAGCATTTGGATCGTTTAGGCCAGGGGAGTCTTATGTAAAATCTGGGAATCCAAGTTATTCCTTGCCAGACAACTTTAGAAAAATAAATACTCAAACGCTTTCTAATTATAATTATGATACTTATTCTCCAATAAGCTCTATAATACAAAACCCTAGTTTTTCACTAGTATCCCCACCCGTACCAAATTATAAAAATGTTATGCCAACTGACATATCTCCATATCAATATTTTGTTTCCGATGCATCAAACAAAAGTATATCTGGAATATATGCAAATCCAATTTATTGTAATAAAATAATTATTAAATTAAATACTACAATGACGGTTCCTACAATTAGAGTAACTATTGATTCTATAAATAACTATACAGTAACTCCAGATAAAAATGGTTTAATAACTTTATATTGGGATGGTTCTACTTGGAGCACAACACCATGGTCATCAATGCCAGTGTTTAATGACAGTGGTTTGCTATCTTTAAAAACAACCATTTCAAAAATAACAGTTACTCAAACAGAACAAAGTTTGCAATCACAATTCTCTAATTTTACAAATTCTAATTTTACAGATGCAAATGGAGACTGGCAAAGAATGCAGTTAATCGAAGTTTCTCCAAGACTTGAGATAGATCTTTCTCCTTATGTAGAAGATTTACAAATTTCTAAATCTTTAGATAGCAAAAGCACAGTAGTCCCACTTTCTACTCCAAACCCAGGCGATACATCTATTACCTTAAGTGGAATACCAGCTTTTGATGGAACAAATCTTATACCATTGTTTTCAAACAACAGCAATTCTAATTTATCTATATTATCGGGCATGCTATATAAAAATATAAAAATATATTCAGGGTACCTTATGGATTCGTACAGTGATTATAATGTAGGTCCATTTACATCTGTAAAATCTTATATCCCAGGGTCTGTAAATTATGTAGATACCTGGGATGAAACAGATATTAAAGAAGTTAAAATACAATGTTATGATATTTTAAGATACCTTCAAACAACACCAGTTGCTGATTATGTTGCAAACCTTAAAAGTGTTTTTGATATAATAACTAACATTTTAGATTTATCAGGATTTACAGACTATGATTATGATTCTTTGTATAAAGTTTGTAACGACCCAGCAACTCCTATGGATATCAGTTATTTTTATTGTAATTCAAAAGACACAACACTGTCCGCAGCCCTAGCTGAAATATTTTTAGCTTATCAAATTGGCTGTTACATTGATGAATACGGAGTTATGAAATTTTTAAGTTTGTCTCAAATATTAACTCCACAAACTACAGCATTAAATTTAACAGATAACCATGTTTTAAATGAAGGCTATTCAATTACTAATACTGCAAAAATTGGTAAAGTTTCAGTAAGATATCAAGAGCCAAAAATTAAACAATCACTTGCTTTACAAAATGCTACAGACCCTTCAGTCAGAGAAAATCCTTCATTTATTTATACAACCTCAAACGATGTAGTATGGCAACAACAAGTTTCCGACTCTCTGGGCTTTAATTACTTGCATTCAAACATGAGTGAAACAGATAGTTCATTTAATTTAAGTATTAATGATTTACTTGATATATTTCACACATATTCATTAAATAATAATGGGTATGCCGTAATTGAAAATGAAATTGTTTCTTTTGCTTATAAGCAATATACAATATCAAACTCAAGTGGGCAGTCTACAACAGTATCTGTTAAAAATGACTTGGAATTAGCATCAGAAATAAATAAGTTTATTAAAAAATATCAATCTGGATTAAATATATCAGATGGCAAAACTCCATCAAATTACAATGTTATTGTGTCACCATCGTCTGGGCCTAGCTCAAACCCAAGCACATCAGCACAATCAATTACAAATGTGCAAAGAGGTATGTTTGGGACTGTTCCAGTTGCTCATACTATTTTGACAGATGTGCAAAGCAAAGGGTTATCTCAAGCATTAGTTTCAGGATCAAGCATAGCAGTTGGCGGGTCTTATGCTGCACCTACAACAATTTCAACAACAAATTCAAATGCTATATCTGTGATCGGCGTAACTGTTCCAGCCAATGAACAAATATTAATATATCCTTCAAATGTAGTTGACGCTGGACATCATACATATTCTGCTAAATTTAATATTAATTATCAAGATAGTTTTGCTGGAGGCGTATTCTTTAATATGCCAGCATCAATGACTTCTACAAATGGTGCTTATTTTGTAGAAATGACTCAAAAAAATTCAGGGACTGATACAAACAATAACACAACATATCAATACTTGTTATCTATTTATCAAATGGTGGGTGGAGTAGCAACACCAATTGCAATAACAGATATCAGTGGTCAAGTTCAAGACATTCAAAAAAGTTTTGCAAAGGTCTTGCAAAAACAAACATCTGGAAATACATATACTTATACTCAAACTGTAGATGAAGCATTTCACATAAAGGTTGTTCATTATTATTCAGATGGTGAAAATGGAGAACCTGTTGGAGAAGTAATTGAAGTATTTTTAAATAACATAGAGATAACTGGATGGCAACAACCAGACAATACTTCTTCAACTAAATTTAGTGCTTTTCCTAAAAATACACTTACTGGATTAAATCAAAGCCCAGTATTGCCAACAGCTGTAAGCACGGGAACAAAATTTGGAGCTTATTTTTCAACAAGTGCAGCTGCAATAACAAATGTATCATATGCTTATGCTGCACCATCAACAACAATATTAAATGCATCATCTTTAAGAGAAATTTATGCAACTACAAAACCATTAATTGATAGAAGTGTAAATTACTGGTATCAAGATCGAGCATTTTTAAATGGATTAATTCAAAATCAAAATATATTTAACAATGAATTAAGTTATATGATGCAAACAAATCCAGAAATTGTTGGAATAAATTATTATGATGTTCAGTATACTACTCCAGCAGCTACAAATGTTGATGTACTTCCAGTGGAATATCTTTGGTATTATTTCCCTGGGAATGCACCAACTGACCAAGCTTATCTTCAAACACAATTGGTTGATGAATACTCTGCATCTTACTCAGTACCATTAAATACTGGATTCAGGGCAAAAATGGCTATTGTCAATAATAGTCCTCATATGGTTTATTTAAATAAAGTTGCTGATGATCTTAATCAATTTACAATTACATTAAACTTATGGACTCATGAAATTATTGCTCCATCAGATCCATCAATTATTGAAAAAGTAATAAATAAAGCTAATGCTTTAGAAGTAGCTCAAATTGATTCACCATGGATTCAATCTAAATCTGCTGCAAATAAAACAATTGATGTAATAGCAATGGGAGTAGATGGTTTTTCAAAAGATACACACTTAAAAATTTTTGGAAATCCATTAATACAACTTGGGGATATTGTAGGTTTGACGTACAAATTAACGGGAGTTAATCAAAAAAAGTATGTTGTTCAGTCTGTAAAACATATATTCAAAACAGGATTGGAGACAGAGTTAGTACTAAATGTAGTAGACAATGGAATTTCCTACTAAAAATGGTATAATTTAAATATAAAAATGGAGAAAAACAATGGCATATATTAAAATTTCAGATCCTCATATTGTAGATCTGGCAGCATGGCATCAAGTTATCAATGTTGTAAATCAACATAGTGATACTATTAATGCTTTAACCAATAATTTTGGCACTACGGGAAATCTTAATACAAATTTTAACGCTGAAAGCTTTTCGCATACTTTTGATTCAGGAAGCCAACAAATTGTTTATGGGAAAATTGCAATTAATGGTAATACTTCCAAGGTAACAACAGCTGCAACAAAAACAAAAGCAGCTCAAACAGTTTATTATGGAACTGCTGTATTTGCTCAAACAGGTGGGGTAAGTGCTTTTTCTACAACACCATTTGTTACAGCTACTTGGTTTGGTCCAAATAGCTCAACTTCCTCGCCAGATTTAACAAACGTAGATGTTGTATTATCTATTTATAATATTAAATTCAATCAATTTTCTTGGAAAGCAGTACGAACAAACGGGGCTGCTCTTGATTCCCTTTCAACATCTGGAAATTCTGCTTATATAAATTGGATGGCAATAGGACCAAGATAAGGGAGAGCAATGAAGACGGAATATGTATCGCCGTACTCTGTATCAAAACGTCAAACAATACCAATTGACGTAAATGACCCACGTCTATCTTACCTTAAAGCAGGAGCAACAAGAGGACGTATCGGTGCTGAAATTCAAGTTGTTGATTTATCTAATAGCGGCGTATTAAATCTATTAGGATCTGGACTTAGTGGAAGTGGTGGTGGAAATGGTGGTGGAGCCCCAGGAGACGGTTCCAGCACACCAGGAGCAGTATCAAAAGTTGGAACCCCACCTCTTAAAGTAACTAATCTTGCAGCAATTTGGGATCCATCAAATGATGGACAACTTATTTTAACATTTAATTTTGATTTAAATGATCCAGCAAATGCATATTTTGATTCTATTGTTGTTCAGCTGCATGACCCAATAAGCAATGCATTTTATCCTATTCTTGAAACTATTCCTTATACTGCAGCCAATATACCTTTATCTTCTTCATCCGCAAGCCAAACATTAAAAATTTCTCCTTCTGACATGTCAACAACTGGTTTTCCTAATTTTACAACTGCATTTGATCAAGTTGAAGTAGCAACATATGATACAAGCAATCAAACAGCAGGATTTTGTGACCCAGTTGATATGCCAACTTACGTGGTTACTTTGCCAGCACCAATTATATCAGAACAAGATGCAACATCTTCGTATATAATAACAACATCAAATCTTGCTAATGCAATTTCCTCTCAAACTTTTTTAGGCGAAGTAATACAAGAGTTTGTTTACAATACAGCAAATTTAACTTCTACACAAGTTGATGCTGCAGTTTCAGAAGCAGTTGCAGCAAACAGGCCAGGTTGGATTCAAGTAGGTGAATTAAAAACTATTAGCCCTACAACAGTTTTTGCAGCAGACGGCCTTCATAGATACGTAAGAGCATATTTTATAACTAAAAATGGTGCAAAGTCTGCATACTCTAATTATGTTGAAGCAACACCAGCAGCATTGTTACCAGCAAACAATTTGCCACCAGCAAATGTAACAAATGTTTCGGGTGCTTTTTCAAACAGTGGTTCGGGAGATGACATAGTAATTAGTTATACCTTACCTGCCATCCTAGATTCAGATTTAAATAAAGCGATAACTATTAAAGTTAAACTAGTTCCAACTGTTGCAAATAATCTATCAGGATTTTTTTATCATACTATTGGAAGTAAAACTGAAACGTCTTTTACAATTCCTAAAAATTTAATATTTGCACAATTTGGTCAATATTATAAATCTTATACAGGAACTGTTGTTACTCAATCTCAATATGGAACAGATAGCTCAACAGTACAAAATTTAAATGCATTTACAAGAACTAGTTCAATTGCTTCAGTAGTTCCAGTAGCAACTGTTACAAATGTTATTGATGGATATAACGTACAGTTTGCTCTCGGAACAACAGGTGCTTCATATGGAGAAGTTTATCAATTTTTTATTGATCCTACTAATAATTTTAATACTGTTGACATGCCAGATTATATGGACGCAACCTTTACTTCTGGGGGAACATCAGGCCAAAAAACTTTTGTTGTAAATTCAATTTTAATGGAAAATGGCGGGTTTGCATTACCAACTGGAAAGACTGTAAATACTTATGTCGGATATCCAATAACTGGAACTGGTATTCCTGCAAACACTTGGGTAACTTCAATATCTGGTTCTGGCCCATATACAATTACAGTAAACAATAATTTGACCCAGCAAGCAGCTGGAAATTATCATATGCAATCTTTGGTATATTCAGGAATAGGTCCAGCAAACGTATTTGACAATCTATATGCAACTGCTTATTTAATTTTAAGATATTATGATATTTATGACTCTCCTTCACAAAATTCTATTGTTTATCAAGTAACTCCAACAAATCCATCAATATCTGTTATTCAAAATGCAGTCCAGGTAGGAAGTGGCGGAGCTATATATGTTGGGTCGTCGGCTACATCGGGATCAAGAATAGTACTCGGACCATCGGGCAATAAAGGCCCTGATGGGTCATCGGCTTATTCTGGAATATTTGCATTTGACTATGGAGCCGCATCTGGAGATGCTGCAAGTACAGCTATCATTACAAACCCTGGAGCATCAAGTTATACATTTGAAACTAAAAACGCAAAAATTGCTGATTGGTCAATTAATGGTACACAGATTCAAAATACTTTAGGCACTTCGTCAAATTACGTAGGATTGTCTGCAACAGGTCCCTACTCATTTTGGGCGGGATCTACGACAAGTGGTGGAGATGCACAGGCTAAATTTACAGTAACTCCAGGCGGAGCAGTAGTAGCAAGAAATATTCAAATAATAGGTAGTGGTAATAATTCTGATATTCTGATCAGTGCAGGCACAGGTTTTTATGTTTATGGCGATGGAAGCATTACTGCAACAAAAGCAACAATAACTGGAACATTGCACGTAGGAAACAAATCAACATTTGATAGCGATGTAACTATCGGCCCAGCTGGCTATTTGCTTGCAAATGGAACTGGCGGGGCTTATTTAAAAATTGGTGGGAATGGTCTTAATGCTTCTCCTGACGGCACATCAATAACTACACAAATATCATCAAGTGTAATAGGAACTAACACAGACGGGCTTGGAATATCGTTTGCAACAAAAGGAGCATACCTTGGAGGTATGAGTTCTTCTGATGGAAACCCATGGATTGTTGCAGCGGGTAAAATATATTCTTATAATGGTGCCATAGAGTTAAATTCATCATCTGCTACAATCAGCATATATCCATCAGATAGCCAAAGCAATTATGGAATTAAGCTTTATGGGAATAGCCCAAGTAGTGCAAACGCTATTACTGTAGGGTATTTGCCAGGCTCAGGATATGATCCTACATTTAAGGTGACCTACGCTGGAGTATTAACAGCTCACGGAGCTATTATTGATGGAAATATAACTGCAACAACTGGGTATATAGGAACTTCTTCAAATGGTTGGATAATTAATGACAGCAATATAATTTCTAAATCATCCAAATCTGCAACTTATTTACAACTAGATGCAGCTACCGATTCATTAATTTCACATTCAACTGGTTCATCTGCACCAGGATCCATAATATCATTCAGTGCGGTAAGTTCTGGTGGTTCAATAGTAGCAGGCTCTGCTCAAGCAGCCAGCATAGACACTATAACAAAGTACTCTGCTGGGTATATGTCGTCTACAGGGTATAGCGTATTACAAAGTGCGAAAGCCTTTCAGTTTTTTGGAGGAAATCCCACAGTTGGCTCAATGCCACTGATTTCTGTAGATCCAGACGGATCTTCAACAACATGGACAAATAATGGAAGTATTCAAGTTCAAAAACAATCATTTACTGCAATAAATACTGGAGTTGTTTATTTAAATAGCAATGATATAATTATCGGCAGCAAGAGTAACGGCAATATTTATTTTAATGGTTTTCTTGATATTAGAAATGATACTAACATAACTGGAGCACACCAGTATATTAGAAATATTTGGATTAGTTCATCATACTCAACCCCATCTGGAGGGTTTGTTGGTGATTTATGGGTTACGTATTAAGGGGATAAATTGGGTTTATCAGTAAACACTGGAAGCTGGGGGCCAGCTAAAAAAATTTTTGTAAATGTAGGTAGTTGGATTGAAGCCGTAGCTGGCTTTATAAATACCGCTGCTGGCTGGGTTCAATTTTATCCAAAAAGCGGACCATCAACAAAAACCCTTCCAGTTTTAACTTCTACTGGTTCATACCCCAACTATACTTTATCTGGTAAAATTTATTATTTCTCTGGGGTAAATTCTATATTTTATAATTTTTTTAGTTCAAATGATCAAATTACTTGGACTCAAATTTTTTCATCAAACATATCAATATCAAATCCTACATCACAAACTGGATACACAAATACTCCTACAAATTACACCACCAACTCAACATATTTTTTAAATAATGGCGGAGCATATGCAAAAATGACAGTTTTTGCATACGATGCAGCTAGAAATTTAACTCCAATAGATAGCAATATCGTAACACTTCCAAGCCCACCAATATATGTAAGTGGTGCCCCTGCAACTGTAGCAGATACTCTTAATATGAAAATAACAATTTCATCAGGCACATTGTTATTTTATGGTGCACCTACATCTTATGATTATTATGTTATGTATTCTGTAGATGATTCTCCAAGAAGTTATGTTCAAGATACAAAGATAACAACAAGTATTGGAGTCTCAGTTGATTATATTGCAACAAAATCTGGCTATTATAAAGTTTATGCCGATGCAGTGAATTCATATGGAACTTCTTCAGCTAATAGCGATTATAGTTCGCCAACCATATATTTATTTCAACCTCCAACAGCAAATTCATATCCATACATTACAGTAAACGGTGTATACGCATCAGGAGCTGAGATAACAGATACAATTTTAAATGTGCATTCTGGGTCTTATTCAAATTATGCAAGCGTAACAACAAAATTAATAAGATCAAATACTAGAAATAATAATGATTTTTATTACAATGGTACATCTTTAACAACTCCATATAAAATTACATCTAATGACGGAGATCCCACATTGGGAGCGTATAGATTTACTGCTATGGATATAGTTACTGATGTTAAAGGTACAAACTATTATTATTGGCAAGGCTCAAGCCCTTCAAATGGAACAACTGGAACAAGCCCTGGGGGCGGAGGATATTCAGTTATAGCAACCGCAGCGGTATGGACCGTATACCTTTCTACGACTGTAGGAACGTTAGCGCAACCTTCTATCCAAGTTGTAAGAGGACAATCATTAACACTACCAACACCAACGGCAGCAGGATACATATTTCAATATTGGACACTTGGGGGAGGATCTAAGTTTGCAAACGGTGGTACTGTAATAACACCAACATCAGATCTGTACCTTTATGCTTACTGGTCATCCAGTACACCGCCTTCTCTATCCAACTTTACTATAAGTAGTACTGGTAATTATATAAACTATTCATTTAGCAATTCTGGAGGAAGTCCAGTAAATGGATACAACATTAGTGTTGGAGGATATGATTACGCTGTTTCTAGTAATTCTGGTCAATTACCAGGGCAATTTTGGGATCCATCTGACACTACTACGCCAAATGTAACCGCAATGGTTTACGCACTAGGAAATGGAAATTCTATTATTGGTAACACTGCGTATTCAAATACTCTACCAAATCCATATTATACTGGCACTCAACCACCAGCTTCATCAACTTCAGGTACTGGAACACAAACACCTTCACCAACCCCTACACCAACCCCTACACCAACCCCTACACAAACTCAAACACTTACCCCTCCATTTTCCTTCAGTACAATTTCTTTTTTCTTTACTCCATTTACATTTACTCCTTCTGGCCCTGCAGCAGGAGGTTTTGTGTTTACCCCGTGGGGAAACTCTATTGACGTTGATGTAAAAATACTGACACCAGATGGACAAAAGTATGCGGGGGACTTAAAAGTTGGAAATACAATTTTATCATTAAATATTAGTGAAAAAGATTATGATAATTGGCAAACCAATCCAGAAATATTTAATAATTATGAAAAGACAGAAACAAAAATTGTTTCAATAAACAGGGCAATGGGTTCAAGATATTTATATGTTGATGGAGATATATTTACTCCTTCTCATTACATCCTTGCCAAAAAAGATAATATCGTCAAATTTGTTAAGGTAACAGATATTGACACAAGTTATAAGCGTTACTCTTATAAAGAAAATGATTTTGTTGATATCACTATAGTAGAAGATATATTTTCTCAAATGGAAAATGTATCTATAAAATGTGAGCCTTACAATAATTTCTTTACTAGCAATATGTTAGTTTTTGATAGCGTAAAGTGAGGGATTAATTAATGTCAAGTATTTTTGTTCAAATAGCTGCATATCACGATTATGAATTACCAAGAACAATTAAAGATTGTATTGAAAAAAGTTCTAAAAACAATATAATAAATATTGGAGTGAACTTTACTTTTTGGAGTAGAAAAAAAGAATTTATTTTTCCAGAATATGATAATGTAAAAATTAATATTATGAAGTCTCCAGAGGGGCTGGGAGTTGGTGTTGGAAGATATAATGCTAATAAGTTTTATAACAATGAAGATTATTACCTACAAATAGATTCTCATACAAGATTTGTTGAAAATTGGGATGAAAACTTTATATCTACGCATCAAAAATATACAAGTCAAGGATATAATCCAATTTTAACAACTTATCCAGGATGGTATAAATATGTTGACTATAATATAGTTTACGAAGAAAATCCAACAGTGCCATTTATAGATTTTAAGCACGATGAAAAACTTTTTTTACATGCAGGGTATTTGAACCAAGATGGCAATCCAAATAAACCAGAAAATATATTTACAAATTCTGTTGCGGGGGGACAAATTTTTGGTGCTGGAAACATATCTGAAATACCTTTAAATCCCAAAATCTTTATGTGGGGCGAAGAGTTTCTTACAGCAGCTAGATTTTTTACTCATGGCTATGACTTAATGCTACCAGAACAACAAAACCTTTACCATCTTTATTTTGGGGATCCAGTAAGTAGTCAAAGAAGACAACCTACTTTAGACTATCCAAAACAAACTGAAGCATTAATAAGAGAATCTAATGATGAAATTAGAACTATTATACATAATAAAATCATTGGCCCCGACGCCCTAGGCTCAAAAAGAACACTGGATGAATTTTTTAAATATGCGGGGATTGATTTTAATTAAAATATTTATTATGTTATACTAAGAAAGGAGGAAAAATGGCCGTAGATTTAACAACAGAAGAAAAAACAGCAATAATTGAATCTCATCAAAAGAGTATCACTTATAATCAATATAACTTGCAGATAAGTCTTGTTGAGGAAAACTCTAAAGCTTTCCCAGACCACTCAATCATTGCTAATTTAGAGAAACAAATTACTGATGCTTCTAATCAACTTGCAGCACTTGAAGCACAAATTTCTCAATTGCCAGCAACTCCTGCTACAACTAATTAATAGGATAAAAAAATAATGGAAAAAACAGAATTAATTATTACTGCTCTACAGCAACGTATTGGCGAAATGGCGGCTTCCTACGAATTGGAAAAAGCAATGTTAAGAGCAGAATACACTCAAATTCTTCAAGAACTTGAAACATATAAAGATCAAGTTTCTAAAGCGGAATACTCAAAAGAAGTATTAGACGCTATTCAAAAATAAATTATTGCTTTATAAAAAACATACATGTATATTATACACATACACACAAATGAAAGGTGTTTAGTTGTCTAACGATTTAAAATGGATGTTATCTTCTGATCAACAATTCCCATACCAAGATGATAAAGCTATTGAGCTTTGGTTTAAGGTTATGAAATGGTTTAAACCAGATGTTGTAGATTATTTGGGAGATACAGACGATCAAGCTTGCTATAGTAAATACACTGAAGGCCGTTCTGCAGAATTTTTGCAGTTGCATAAAGACGACAGCAAAGACCTTATTGTTCCCATGATGAGACATGAAGCAAAAGGCGCAAGAGATTTTTATGCAAAGACAAGAGAAATGCTTCCAGATGCTCAATTATTTTCAGCATTAGGAAATCATGACATTAGAATTTTTGATTACATTGACAAGAAGCTTCCAGACTATGCTAAAGACATAACACCAGAGTCACTTTGGTCATTAGACTCTTTAGGTTATGATTATATTTATTACAATGAATTGCCAAAACATCGCTTTGGTGATATTCATGTTCATCATGGACTTTCAATTGCTGATACAGGTGCAGTAAGAAAAGACATAGATGATTTGCAAATCTCTCTTATTAGAGGTCACTCGCATAGAATTGCTTCACATTTTCAAACATATGAATTACCAGTGGCAACGGGTGGAAGAACAATTCGTGGATATGAAATTGGTCATATGTGTGATGAAAAAAGTTCGGGTATGAAGTATACACAGAACCATAATTGGCAAAAAGGTTTCGCAATCGCACACATTGAGAATGGTCAACATCCTCACGTACAGATTGTGGAAATTTCCCCTGACTACACATGTTATGTTGATGGGAAATTATTTAGTGTCTAAAGGAGACAAAACAATGAAAATTAACCAAGCGTTAATTGAATCATATGCTCGTAACTTGCTAGGACAAGTTATTGCAGCAGCAACAATCGTTTCAAGCACAAGCCATGTTTCGATTGTTAATTTTAAGGGTGCACAGATCGCACTTGTAGCAAACGCTCTCTGGGGCTCATTAGTTCCAGTAATCTTGCGTTTTGTTAACAAAAAGGATCCAGCATTTGGTATTGTTGCTGAGCAAGCAACAGACGCAGTTACAGCAAAGTTAAAGGAAACTAAGTAGTAGTACTTAGTAAAAAAATTTAATATGTGGTGTAAAAAATGCAATGGAAGAGTCTTTATAGATCGTGTATTTTCTCAAAAATTACGCATAGAACTTTATTGCATTGCTTGCGGTAAGCGTTGGATAATTAAAAAAGACGGAAGTAAATTTGGAAGATGGTTAGAGAAAAAAGAAAAGCTTCGAGCAAGGGAATTGGGTATTTTTATTTAAATGCCCACCTTCATAAAAAGCTGTACATCAACCGCTCTGAAGATACAATAATTGCATGGAATTATCCAATGGGTAAGCGTGTTGCTTATAATTTGTCAGACGTACGAAAAAATAAACAACACGCTTATACCATATCTTATGTATCAAAAATGTTAAATAGACATATTGATACTATAAAAAGACATTTAAAAGCGGGGGATTTTTCAGTGCCACAAAGATCATATTCGCTAGATGATCATAGTAAACTTGGTAGATATTATTTTTCTGAAGAAGATATTAGAAATATTAGAGAATTTTTTAAAACAGTACACATCGGTAGACCTAGAAAAGATGGTATGGTAAACTCTACTACTATACCAAGTAAAGCAGAGCTAGAGGCTTTGCTTAGAAATGAGAAAATTTTGTACGTAAAAAATGATGATGGAACGTTTGCTCCAGTTTGGAAACAACCAGAATGGTAGATCAAAAGCTTAGCAAAGAAGCAAAATTAGTTTTACAGCATGCATTGCGTGTTTTAGAACACACTATGCAGACAGCAGTAGACAAAGAAGATTTAGAAGCTCAAATTGCAGTAGCTGATAGATTGATGATACTTTATCAACATTTATCAGAAAAGACAGTTAGAAAGTTTAAACCAGGATTTGGTTTGTTAGAGGAACCAGAAAAGGAAAAGGCAAATGACCACGAATCAGACTAACGTAAAAGTTGAACTTCAGTACACACGTAATTTAGGTAATTATGAAAGTATTAAGGTTTTATTTGGCGTTGAAGATTTTGTTCGTGAAGGAGAAAATACTAGTGCTGCAACAGATCGTGTTTATAAATTTGTTGAAGATAAGCTTGTAGAAAAAATGCAAGAAATTGAATTGGAATTAAAGCCAAAAGGAAAATAAATGGGCAAAGAGGAAAATCAGCAAGCCTACATTCTTATAGGAATATATCAACAGCTGTACAAAAACAAGTATAATAAGCCCGTAGTTGTAAATCGTTATAAAAGAAAATGGGATTTACTTGACGTTATAGAAACCATAGGGTATGATAGGGCAAAAGAAATACTTGAATATTATTTCACATGCAATAAGCCAGGGCATACACTTGAATGGTTTTTGTCTAATTTTGATAAATTAGATGATATGAAAACAAGAATTGAAAAAGACCAGGCGCATAGATTATTAGTAAAAGCGCAAACAAAAGAATTAGTAGAACAGGAAAAAATTGAATACTGAATCTGCAGTAATTTCAGCAATATGTAGCAATAAAGATATTGCTACTGTAATGGCAGAAAACGTTGATGATATATTTATTTCCTATCGTGATGTTTGGGAAGGTTTAAAATCATATTATCTTAAGTTCAGATCTGTTCCAGATATATCCGTATTGCAAGAAAAATTTAAAGATTTTGAAGCAGAGCCAGTAAAGGGAGAAACAGGATATTACCTTGATCAATTAAAGAATGAATTTCTTGCTTCAAGATTAAGAGATTTATTGATGAAGAGTGGCTCAAGTTTAAAATCTGAAGCCCCACTTAGAATTATGGGATCAATGCAGGCAGAATTGTCTAATCTATCAAGACTAACAAATGCTGTTCGTGATATTGATTTAACAGATTATGAGTTAGCCGAAAAACACATTGAGTCTGTTAAAACAAGATCTGCAGCGATGGGTGGAAGCCCAGGTATTATGACTGGGTTTAAAGCATTGGACCTTGCATACCCTACAGGAATGGCTCCAGGACACCTTATGGTGATGATTGGATGGGCAGGTAGGGGTAAGACATGGTTTGCTTCTTATCTGGCCTGTAAGGCTTGGGAGCAGGGTTTTAGGCCCATGATTGTATCACTTGAAATGACACCTGAAAATATGAGAGATCGTATTTATACAATGATGGGATCGGGATTATTTAGGGCTTCAGATTTTGCAAAAGGCTCTATTGATATGGATAGCTTTCATAACTGGGGAGAAAAAAAGTTTACAGACAAACAATCATTTATTCTTGTTTCTAATGAAGGTGCGGGAGAAGTAACTCCTGCAACAGTACAAGCAAAGATTGATCAGCATAAGCCTGATATTGTTATTCTTGATTATCATCAATTGTTTAATGATACTAAAAAAAGCAATTCTGAAGTAGAAAGAAATAGAAACATTTCTCGTGACTTTAAGCTTTTAGCAGTAAGAAATAATATTCCTGTAATTGATATTACCGCTGCAACTATGGATGATATTTCAGATCAAGATAATCCACCTTTATTGTCACAAGTTGCATGGTCAAAAGCTATTGAATATGATGCTGACATTGCAATCGCTGTGCATAGAGTTCCAGATACTAATATCATAGAAATTGTAAGTCGCAAAAATAGACATGGAACAGAATTTGATTTTAGGCTTGATTGGGATTTAAACAGAGGAATCGTTAAAGAGATATACGAAGGTATGTAATAGTAGTCTAAAATGTTATAATTAATCCATAATCCATATGGAGAAAATATGTTAAAGAAAACTATACATCAGTTTTTGACTGGCGGACTTATAAAAAGCGATAAAGATTTAGGTCGCTTAAGAGAAATGCATGAAAGACTTTTGGTGCAAGACATGCTTGCAAAAGGATATGTTCCAGTTTTAGATATGGAATCTCAATGGGAAATTACTTATGTTCAAAAAAAAGATGCCTACTCATTTCAATTAATTATGTTTGGTGTATACTTAGGAAAGAAAAAAGCTCTAGACTATATAGGATTTTCAGGGCAAAAATTTATTAAGAAATGATAATATGATAATAGAAAAATATTCAATGGGTATAGTTTATGTTAGAAATATACTATCAAATTGCAATGAAATAATTGATAAAATTGAAGATCTTGAACATAAGATAATTAACACATCATCTTATGTTAAGACTACAAAGTGGTCTCCTTGGGATTATGACGATTTACATTTTTGTATGAAAAAAAATATTCCAAGAACAATTGACCTTAACTCAAATGATAAATTTTATGAAGAACAATTATTTATTTCAAAAACTATTACTGATGGTGTAAATATTGCTATGGAAAAGTATTTTGAAATATACCCACTTGCAAGACAAGAAGCAAAAAGTCTTGAAAATCCAATTTCATTATTAAAATATGAACAGGGCGGGTTTTTGCCACAACACACAGACCTAGGGAGAAGTACTAGAGTAATATCTGGAGTAGTATACTTAAATGACGGTTATGGTGGCGGAGAAATTAATTTTCCATATGCTGATTTAAAAATAAAGCCAGAAGCTGGTAGTTGTGTGATATTTCCATCTAGCTATTTAGGTACGCATTTTGTATCAGAACTTATTGAAGGAGCTAGATATGTTTTGCCATATTGGTTCCATCATGTTAAAGAGGAGTTGCAAGTAAACTCAGATGGTAGTGCATAAATAAAATGATTGTTGAATCTTATAACCAAACGCAATTGCGTGAGGTTCTTCAGACTATTGGTGTAAAAATTGTTTCTGAAACAAGTACAGATTTCTTATGCCTATGCCCCTTTCACTCAAATAAAAAAACCCCATCATTTGCCATAAGTTATTCAAAAGGTCTTTATGTTTGCTATAACCCATCTTGTGATGCTAAGGGGAATTTAAAGCACCTAATACAAAGAGTCGGGTCTATGAGTGAAGGCGAAGCAAATCGTATGCTTTTGTCAATAGATAAGATGAAAATTGAGCATTTTGATGAAGACCTTGCAAAGCTTCTAGAGGTGCAGCCAGACTTTGAAGAGTTTTCTCAAGAAATTTTAGATACGTTGCATGATAATTTAATGTCTAGTCAAAAAGCTGTAGAATATTTTGATTCAAGAAATATAAATTTAAATTCAATTGAATATTTTAGTCTTGGCTATTCGGAAAATCAAAATATGGTCACTGTCCCAGTGCATAGTCCTAATGGGCAACCAGTAGGATTGGTTGGAAGATCTATAGAGGGAAAGTCTTTCAAAAATAGTACAAACTTACCACGAAGCAAAACTATGTTTAACATACATAGAGCTAAAAAATTTGGAAGCAAGATCATTGTAACTGAGTCTTGTTTTGATGCAATTCGTGTTCATCAAGCAGGTTTCCCTAATGTAGTTGCCACATTGGGCGGTCATATATCTAAAGAAAATTTAGCCAACTTAAATAAATATGCTTCAACAATTATAATAGCTACAGATTCAGATGAAGCTGGTAGAAAATTAGGAAATCAAATTGCTACTACTTTAAAGTGGAAAGAAATTTTGTGGGCTAATTATAATGATTCTGTTGTTTATCCACATGATGCAAAAGACATGGGAGATTTAACAGATGAAGAAATCAAAAGTTGTATAAAAAACGCAAAACATCACTTTGAATATATTTCTTTGTGATATAATATATAAGACAGGAACATTTTATCGTTCCACATATACTAAGGAGAATATAATATGGGTATCGTAACAGGCTTAAACGCTATTAACAAAGCAATTGAACAACCTTCTTTTTCAAATGAAGGTGGCCCAAAAGGTCGTTGGTTAAAGTTAGACGACGGGCAAAGTACTAAAATTCGTTTTCTTCAGGAGATTGATCCTGATTCCCCACATTACATACAAAAAGCAGGTCTAGGGATTGTCGCTATTGAACATACTAATCCAAAAGACTATAAGCGCAAAGCTGTTTGTACAATCGAAGACCAAGGTCAATGCTATGGCTGCGAAGCAGATAGAAAAATGCCAAAGTCTGGTTGGAAGGCAAAGCCTCGTTTTTATGTAAACGTACTTGTTAATGATGATAAGGAAGAACCTTATGTTGCAATCATGTCACAAGGAATTGGTCCAAAGAGTGCAACTGCAGAAATTAGTCAGTATGCAGCAGAAACTGGCAGCATCACAAATTTGATTTGGAAGATTAAGCGTAGCGGAACTCAAAAGGATACTAATTACAGCATTATTCCATTGCCTACTGCAAACGTAGAGCCAATTGATCTTGATAAGTATGAGTTGTTTGACTTGTCTAAGGTAGCTGTTCGTGATGTAGCGTATAGCGAACAAGAAAATTTTTATAACGGAATTGTTTCAGAGACTTCAAGCGAAGCAACCACTTCTTCATCTGTTGAGTGGTAATTTAAACTAAAGGTCGGTATTGGTGAATTTCACACATTTACATGTGCATTCGCACTATTCTTTGATGGATGGGCTATGCCCACCAAGTGAACTATTATTAGCTGCAAAAAATGCTGGACAAAAGGCAATGGCTATAACAGATCACGGGACTCTAGCATCACATAGAGATATGCAGATTGCTGCAAAAGAATTGGGAATGAAGCCAATACTTGGCCTTGAAGCTTATATTTCTGCAACAGATCGTTTTGACAGACGTGATATTAAACAGCGTGATGATAATACACAAGTATTCAATCATCTTATTATTCTTGCAAAAAATAATCAAGGCGTTAAAAATTTAAATAAACTTTCAGAACTTGCTTGGACTGAAGGATATTACAGAAAGCCAAGAATTGATTTTGAGATTTTGGATGAGTATGGCGACGGCTTGATTATTTTATCTGGCTGCCTTAATGGTTTAATTTGCAAAGCCTTAGAGCGTGGAGATATCCCAAAGGCAAGAGAATACATGAACTGGTTTGCAAATAGATTTGGCGAAGACTTTTATGTAGAAGTTCAATCACACAATCCAGAAAAAATTAATAAAACATTAATTGAAATGGCAAAGCAAGAAGGAGTAAAGGTAGTCGCTACTGGCGATTGTCATTATGCAACAAAAGATCAAAAGGCATTGGAAGAAGCATTACTAATTTTATCAACAAAGCCTGATGTTGCAGATAATGCTAATTACGAAACAAGTCAAAAATTTAACAATATTTTTGAAAAATTAGATCACCTCTATCCAGATCGTCCAATTTCTTTTTCAGATATTAATGTATATATCCAAAGTGTTGATGAATTAAAAGCAGACTTTGGCGATTCGTATTCAGATGAAATTTATACAAATACTCAAGAAATTGTGGATAAAGTTGAAGATTATGAATTTCACGAAAATCTTCAATTATTACCTAAACCAAAAACTGATCCACACAAACAGTTAATAAAAATGTGTAAAGAATCACTAGAGCAAAAAAGATTAACTTCATCATTTTTAGGAGATAATGTTTATGAAGAAAGATTGGAAGAAGAACTTGCTGTCATCAAGGACAAAGAGTTTAGTAGTTATTTTCTTGTTGTTAGCGACATGGTTAATTGGGCAAAGGAAAATGAAATCCTTGTTGGCCCAGGGCGTGGATCGGCAGCGGGAAGTTTAGTATGTTATCTATTGGGTATTACAGAAGTAGACCCAATTAAGTTTGACCTATTGTTTTTTCGTTTTATTAACCCAGAGCGTAATGACTTTCCAGATATTGATACAGACTTTATGGATCGCCGTCGTGGAGAAGTTAAAGATTTTTTACGCAAAAAGTTTAAGAACGTCGCTTCTATTTCTACTTATCAGTATTTTAAAGATAAAGGTGTTGTTAGAGATGCATCTAGAGTCTTTGATATACCACTGGGAGAAGTTAATAAAGCTCTTAAAGGAATTGAAACATTTGAAGATTTTGAGTCTAACCCAAATTCTAGATGGTTTATTGAAAAGTATCCTGAAGCTATGCAGATTGCATCTCAACTTCGTGGAAGAATTCGTTCTGTAGGTATGCATGCAGCTGGTGTTGTGGTATCTAATGAGCCTATTGTAAACTTTGCTCCAATGGAATCAAGAAGCGACGCAAGTGACGACGTGTCTGGAAGAATTCCAGTTGTTGCATATGATATGGACCAGGCAGCAGACCTAGGCCTTATTAAATTTGACGTTCTTGGTCTTAAAACACTTTCTGTTATTAAAGATACAGTTGATATTATTAAAACAAGGCACAACAAAATAATTGAATTAAATTCATTGCCGCTAGACGACAAAAATATTTTTTATGATTTATCTAATGGTTTTACAAAAGGCGTATTTCAAGCAGAAGCAACACCTTATACAAATCTTTTAATTAAAATGGGTGTTGATAATTTTGAAGACATGGTTGCATCAAATGCCCTTGTGCGCCCAGGTGCTATGAATACTGTGGGGGCAGAGTATCTTGGCCGTAAGCGTGGAGAAAAAATTGTCACATATGTTCATCCTATGATGAAACAATTTACTGAGCGTACATATGGTGTTATTATTTATCAAGAACAAGTTATGCAAGCCTGTGTGCACCTAGGTGGTATGTCTTGGTCTGAAGCTGATAAAGTTAGAAAAATTATTGGAAAGAAGAAAGACGCAAGAGAATTTGACATATTCCGTGATAAGTTCATTACAGGAGCAAGAAATTACATATCAAAAGAAGATGCTGAGCACCTTTGGCATGATTTTGAAGCGCATGCTGGGTATTCTTTTAATCGTTCCCACGCTGTTGCTTACAGCCTTCTTGGTTATTGGACTGCTTGGCTTAAGCATTATTATCCGCTTGAATTCGTATTTGCTCTTCTCAAAAATGAAGGTGACAAAGATGCTAGAACAGAATATTTACTCGAAGCTAAAAGACTCGGAATTAAAATATTACTCCCTCACGTCAACGAATCAGAACTCGATTTTAGCATACAAGGTAATGCCATTAGATTTGGTCTTGCAAATATTAAGTTTATTTCAGAAAATATTGGAAAAAAGCTTATTGTTTCTAGACCATATAGATCGTTTGCTCACCTACAAGAAATCGCAGAAACAAAAAAGTCGGGCATAAATTCAAGAGCTGTATCTTCATTAAGTATGATTGGCGCAGCAACATTTTCAGATAACCCTAGGACTGGTAATGAATCTCAGTATTATTATGAGTATTTAAATATACCTAAATTTGATACACGTGGTTTAACACCTTATATTAAATCACAGGTCACTCCTTTGCAAGATTTTTTGGAAGAGGGTTGCTATATTCTTATGGCAATGGTTAAACAAATTAAAAAGGGTAAGGGCTGGTCTCGTGTAGAACTTGTAGATGATACAGGATCAATTGGGATTTTCCACTCAGAAAATACACAAATTGAAACAGGAAATATGTATTTTTTCCTTGTTGGGGATAATAGAATTCATAAATATGTTACAATAGAAGATGTAATTAATAAAAAAGATGAACCATTTGTTAATTATTTACACACTCAAAGTTTAGACGTGCCAGATGATAAAAAGCTTGTAATAGATTTTACACACTATAAAACAAAGCAAGGAAAAATGATGGCACACATTATTTACTCAGATAAAACAAAAGAATTGTATAGAGTTATAGCATTTCCAAAAATGTATAACCTAGCACTAGGAAAGATGAAAGCAGGATCTTTCTGTTCTCCCGTTATTTCCAAATTGGATGACGGAACTAAATATGTAAAGGATATAGAATGACAGACGAAACAACACAAGATGTTGTATCTACAGATACAAATTCAGAACAACCAAATGTTAATATTAGCGTTGAGCAAATTCTTGCTTCAATCCTAAAAACAACTGGCTCAATTAATGTGGCTTTGGAAGATTTAATTGCAAACTATGGTAGTTTTACTATTGCTGTAAATCAAAGAGAAGATAAATCAGTAGACTTCTCATTAACCCCTCTTTCAGAAGTACAACAAAACGATACAGTTTCTGAGGAATAATGTCCCTAGTTGCAGATAAAATATTGGCTGGGTTGGATCCCAAGACCAGACAAAGAATTCAACTTGCAACAGAAATAAGTGTAGAAAGACAAAAAACACCAAGCATAGGCTTAAACTTAGGTTTAAAAGGTGGCTTGGGTTTTGGAAGACAAGTCCTTATTTGGGGTAACAAGTCTGCTGGTAAATCTTCATTTTGTTTGCAAATGATAGGTATGGCACAAAAAGAAGGTAAAACTTGCGCTTGGATTGATTCTGAAGCATCTTATGATTCTAATTGGGCAGCTTCCCTAGGTGTAGATTCCTCTTCCCTTATCTATTCACCAGCAAAAAGCATTAATGACATGGTTGATGTTGCTACTCAGCTTATGGAGGCGGGAGTAGATATTATTGTTGTTGATTCTATTTCAGCATTACTCCCCGCTATCTATTTTGAAAAAGATAGTTCTGATCTCAAGAAACTTGAAGACACCAAGCAGATTGGCGCAGAAGCAAAGGATATGACACATGCAGTCAAAATGCTTAATTATGCCAACAAAAATACGTTATTGGTTCTTATTTCTCAGCAGAGAAACCAGTTTGGAAGTATGCATGCATCTCATATACCCACTGGAGGGATGGCTGTTAAGTTTTTCTCTAGCACCATTATCAAGCTTTGGTCCTCAGAAGCTGAAGCAAATGCTATCAAGGCTGGAATCCAAGTTGGTGACAAGATCATTGAACAAAAAGTGGGTAGACCCGTCAACTGGATCGTTGATTACAATAAGCTTGGCCCTATGGGCCAGTCAGGTCAATACGATTTTTACTATCAAGGAGATAAAGTCGGAATTGATTCAATAGGTGAAGTTCTTGATTCTGCCGAAATGATGGGTAAAATTCAAAAGGGCGGTGCATGGTATACTATTGGTGAAGAAAGATTTCAGGGAAGAAATAAAGCTTTAGAGTATTTAAAGGATAACCCTGATGTAGTAGAAAGTTTATCTAATAGTTTGTATGAGTAAAATAAATAATTTTGTGAATAATTCACAAAGTAAAGATTTGGATCAATGGGAAAAACTTTATGGTCAATATGGATGTAAGTATTGCAAAGAAAGCTCAGAATTTGCATACTGGGATAAAAATAATTCTAAATTAATTTGGGTTTGTTCAAAAAATCATAGAACGGAAATGCAATTTGACTGAACGTGGCGAGGTAAAGCGTGATGGAGCAAAAGCTCAAAAAAATTCTGGGCGTGGCGATTATCAAAAAGGTGATGCTATCTGGCATGATTTTGTCGTTGACTATAAGGAGTATGCAAAGTCAATATCCATTAGTAAGGAAATCTGGGCTAAAATTTGCACAGATACGTTTAAGGTTTCTAGGGATAAATACCCAGTTCTTAAACTTATCCTTGGAGGAGAGGGTCAAAAAACTAGACTCGCTGTCATTGAATGGTCATTATTGGAACAAATGATTGAGTGTTGGGAGGCACATAATGAGAAGGCATAAAGGATCACATCCCTTTAACGATATTCAAATAAAAGATGGAAATATTATTAAGTTAAGAAAAGATGGAACAGTCAAGACTATTATTGGTCCATATACAGTTATTCATAAAAAGCAATTGGTAAAAAAGGCAAATAGATAATGAGTGATAATATTATTGAATCAATAAGTGAAATTACTGAATTTAATGATTTGTCTGAATTTATGAATGATAAAGATTTAGATTCAGCCTTAGACCTTATAATTAAACTTATTACCAAACCTGATGTGCCTTCAGCAAAAGCACCTGCTTTAATCGTCCAGTTGCAAGCAATTAGTGCAAAGTTTGCTATGCAGGCAAGATACTATACAACTTTTGAAAAGGGTGGGGATTCTTCTAAGAAGAAAAATACTTACTATACGGCAGCAGATAGTATTGATAAATTAGTTGATGCATTAAAATATACAGCAAGATTTGGGGCTTAAGTGGGAATTGGTCAGCTAAAGATCAACAAAGTTAATAAAAATTTTGACAAGAATGTGTTTCTTCAAGAATATGAAGAAACATTTGAAAGCAAAGCTGGCTTTACACAAAAGAAAACTTTTGCTCCAAGTACTATAGGTTACGGTCACGGTAAATGTGCTAGATATTGGTTCTTGGCTTTTAATGGAGCTGAGTTTGAAGATAATAATACTTTGCAAGCAAAAGCCAATATGGAAAATGGAACTTTTACTCACGATAGATTACAAAATAGATTTAGTAAAATGAATAAAGTTTATAAAGTAGTAGAGCATGAAACCGAAATACTTTCATCAGATCCACCAATTAGAGGTTTTAGAGATACTTTGTTTGTTAATACTGAAACGGGCGAAGAAATTCCATTTGAAATAAAATCAATGAAAGACGATAAGTTTTATTCAAAAAAGATTTCTGAAATACCAGAGCCAAATCATTTACTTCAATTATTAATATATATGAGAGAAAAAGGTCATAAGACTGGAGTTTTCTTTTATGAAAATAAAAATGATCAAGAGCCTTTATTAATTACAATTGAAATGAATAAAAAAAATCAAGAATTGCTAGACTATGTCTATTCTTGGTTAAAAGAAGTTTATAAAGCTTACGAAGACAATACCCTTCCAAACAGAGCTGGGGAAAGCAAAACTAGAATGCCTTGTTCTTATTGTCCAGTTAAAAAAGTATGCTGGAAAGATATGAAAGATCAAGATGGAGAAATTATTATTGAGCTTATGGAGACATCGTGATTTGTGCTTATGATAATTGCAATAATGAATTTGAAGCAAAAACACATAATCAAAAATATTGTTCTGATGAATGTTGTAAAATTGCCACTAATATAAAAATTAAAGAAAAGTATTATAATGGAAAGGCCAGAAGGGCTGGCGTTGCATTTAAGTGTAACAATAAAGGTTGTAATTCTACTTTAAGCAGGTATTCTACTGAAAATATTTGTGAATCATGTAAGTCTAAAGAGAGGTCCAAAGAGCGCAAAGCAATACTGGATATGTTAAATGAAATTAGCTGATCTTTCAAAAAATAGACATAAAAAAATATTGGGCGTAGATGCAAGCACTAATAGCATAGCGTTTTGCTTAATGAATGGTAAAACTCCAGCAAAATGGGGTGAAATTAATTTTGAGGGCGACAATATTTATAAAAGAATATTAGATGCTAAAAGAAAAATTCGTGCCTTAACCAATCTTATTGAGTATGATTTTGTTGCTATTGAAGCCGCAGTATCAGTGAGATCAGTTGCCACTGGGTTGAAAATGGCTTACGTTTTTGGTACAATTATATCTGAACTTCTTACTGATAATATAGAAGTAATAGAAGTGCATCCAATAACATGGCAAAGTTATATAGGCAACAAAAATTACAATAAAGCAGAAAAAGAGGCAATAAAAATTGAATTCCCAGGAAGATCCGATAGTTGGATCAAAGGAAAAATTCGAGAACGCAGGAAAGAAAGAACAATCAACTTTGTTAGAAGCATTGGCGTTCAGACTAGTTCCGACAATGTGGCGGACGCTGCGGGAATTGCTTGGTGGGCGGTAAGTAATGAAACTTTATGAATCTAAACAATGGTTGTATAAAAGATATGTTACGGATAAAAAAGACATTACAGAAATAGCAAAAGAAGCAGGTTGTAGTTCAATGACTATTATAAGATATTTAGAAAAACATGAAATAAAAAAGAGGAAATAATGCCAACATATACATACAATTGCTTAACTTGTGAAATAAAAAAAGAAGAAGTAGTTAAAATGGAGCAGAGAGATGAAATTATGATTTCATGTCCAAAATGTGGCTACAGAATGATTCGTGGAATTGATAGACCAGGATTAGTTTGGGCACCCACCGCAGGGGGAATGAAATAGTGGAAATGGAATTAGCAGATCATTTTGAGCAAATGAATAAAGTTGTTGCTGAATTTATTAAGGGCAATAACCCAAATCAAATTGCTAAGCAATTAAATTTAAAACCAGTTCAAGTAAACCAAATGTTAAAAAATTGGCGAGATTTAATGCAGGGCGACACTGGTATTAGGGAAAGAGCAAGAGAAGCACTAGGTGCTGCCGATCAACACTACTCTATGATTATAAAAGAAGCTTGGAATACTGTAGAGCAAGCAGATGCTCAAGAGGCTTTAAATGTAAAAGCGCAATCTCTTAAGCTTGTGGCAGATGTAGAAGGAAAACGAATTGACATGTTGCAAAAAGCGGGTGTTCTTGAAAAAAATGAAATGGCTGATCAAATTCTTGAAACGGAACGCAAGCAAGAAATTTTAGTTGGAATATTAAGAGATGTAACTTCAAATTGTATGCATTGCAAACAAGAGGTTGCAAGAAGGCTTTCTCTTGCTACAAATATAGTAGAACCAATAGTTGTGGACTAAAATGTCATCAATAGACTTTGGAGATTTTTTAGAAGCTTTAGACGAGGATGCTTTTGAAGAAACTCCTGTTGAAATTGAAGAGTTTGTAACTTCAAAAAATTATTTATCTCTTCCACCTTTATCTGAATATCAATATCAAATGATTAAAGCTTCAACTCAAATATACAAAAAAGAAACACTTATTAAATTATTTGGAGAAGTTGAAGGCGATAAGCGTTGGAAGCAAACTTGTAATGAAGTTATATTTCAATTGGGCAAGGGGTCGGGCAAAGACTATACTTCTACTATTGCTTGCTCATATATAGTTTATTTACTATTATGTTTAAAAGACCCAGCTAGATATTATGGCAAGCCCCCAGGCGATTATATTGATATTATTAACGTCGCAGTAAATGCTATACAAGCACAACAAGTTTTCTTTAAAGGATTTAAAGCAAGAATTGAAAGATGCCGTTGGTTTGATGGAAAGTATGAATCAAAGGTTTCAAGTATTTCTTTTTCTAAAAATATTACAGTTCACTCAGGCCACTCCCAAAGAGAATCCTGGGAGGGATATAATCTTTTATTTGCCGTACTTGATGAGATATCTGGTTTTGATTTGGATTCAACAAGTGGAAATGAGCAGGCAAAAACTGCTGCTGCAATATATAAGATGTTCAGAGGATCTGTAGATTCTCGCTTTCCACAGTTTGGCAAGGTAGTATTACTTTCTTTCCCACGCTTTAAAAATGATTATATCCAACAAAGATATAATGAAGTGGTGGCAGAAAAAGAAGTTGTTGAAAGAACACACACTTTTAAAATAGATAATGATTTGCCAGATGATGTAGAAGGAAATACATTTACAATATCTTGGGAAGAAGATCATATTATTAATTACAATGTTCCCAGAGTTTTTGCTTTAAAGCGTCCCACATGGGAAATTAACCCAACAATTAAAATTGAAGATCTTGCTATGAATTTTTACTCCGATCCAATAGATGCTTTGTCTCGTTTTGCTTGTATGCCCCCAGATGCTGTAGATGCAATGTTTAGATCACGTGAAAAAGTAGAGAAAGCATTTAGTAATTTAAATATAGCAATTAACGACGATGGTTCGTTTAAAGATTGGTTTAAGCCCGAAGAAGAAAAATCTTATTACGTTCACGTAGATTTAGCTCAAAAGCATGACCATTGTGCCGTTACAATGGCACACGTTGATTCTTGGGTTACTATGAAATTGTCTGGAGCAATGACTGATGCAGCACCAATGGTTATAGTAGACGCTGTTAGATATTGGACACCAACAAAAGAAAAAACTGTAGACTTCACAGAAGTAAAAAACTATATAATTAGTTTAAAACAAATGGGGTTTAATATTCGTAGAGTCACATTTGATAGATGGAATTCTTTTGATATGATGGAGCAATTAAAAGCTCAAGGAATGAATTGTGAAATATTATCTGTAGCAAAAAAACATTATGAAGATATGGTTTTAACAATTATGGAAGAACGTGTTCGTGGTCCTTATCTTAAATTACTTATTGATGAGTTGCTTGAATTAAGAATTGTTAAAAGGGATAAGGTTGACCACCCAAGAAAAGGCTCAAAAGACCTTGCTGACGCAACTTGCGGGGCAATTTATAATGCGATATCATTGACTCCTAAGGGTGACGGAGAAATACATGTTTATTCTTATGATGCATTTGATGAAGATCTTGCAGATGAAAAACAAGAAGAGTATTATAAGATTAACAATATAACAAAAATTTCATCTGAAAAACAAATGCCAGGGACGCTTAGAGATTACTTAGGTTTGGATGAAGAAATTGATCCAGAGCGTTCATTTATAGATAATTTTACAATATTGTAGGATAAAATGTTTAAACGTAAAAAAAATATAGACTACGAAGAGCTTTGGCACGATTCTCAGAAAAAACTCAGTTGGTATACTGAAGCGTTAGAGCAAAAACAAATACAATGTGATAGAATAGAGTTTCTTGCATCAGAATTAAAGCAAGAAAATGCCCGACTTAAAAAAGAGTTGGAAGCCCTTAAAAAGGGAATATTAGATTTACCTAAATTATTGGGTAAAAACCTAGGAAAATAACCTATATAAAGAAAAGGAAAACAATGAACGTAACAAAGAAGATCGCCCTTGCAACTGCTGCAGCACTTGCAATTGTGGGCATTTCAACTTCAGCGCATGCAGCCCCATTGGCAGTAACTGTAGCTGGAGCAAGCAATACAACAACAACTGTAGCACCAGTAACGGTGGCAGTTCCAGTATCAAATGTAATTGATTCATCAAATACAGTAGCACTTGCTGCTACAGCAGATACCGCAACAGTAATTAATTTTGTTGCATCAGGCGTAAAGCTTGTTTCAGCACTTAACACAACCCTTGCACCAGTTTCTGTTGCATCAGGTGTATCATCAATTTCTGTAACATCAACAGGTGTTGCAGCAACAGTATATGCATACACAACTTCAACTTCTGTTGGATCAGTTACCATTACAAATGGTGCGTATTCAACAATTGTTTACATTAAGGGTACAGCAGGCGTGGCAGCAAACGTTGCAGTCGCAGTGCCATCAGCAACAGCAGTAGGAACTATTCCAACAATTTCTGTTTCAGCAACAGACGTATTTGGAAATCCAGTTGCATCTGAGGCTGTTTCTGTAACATTAATTGGTGCAACATT